AGTATTACTATTAGGTTCAAATCCACCCATCATCATATTTTGCATATTTTGAATTTGTTCTTGTTCCTCCATAATGCGCTCAAATTCTGCATCTGCGTCTTCTGAGTTTCCATATTCTTCAATATATGATTTATGAGAACGCACATTAGCTTCTACTTCTTGTATAGCTATAGTTCTTACAGATTCGTCATCATCAGGTATTGGGTAATTATGAGTCCATAGAGTTGTTGTTTCTAATGATAATGTTTCACTTCCTAATACTTCTTTGAATAGTCCAAAACCTGCATACACTTCGAACATATGAACTATCCATATTAAGACTTCGTCCCATGTTCTCCATTTTTCCTCACATCTAGTTATTAAGTCATAATAAACCATTTTCAATGCTTTAGCACTAGGTATATTAAGTAATGCTTCTGGCATAGGTTGTTCCATAAGTTCATACATATCCTTTTTTAATTGAGTTAGATAACTATCAACTGCTCCTTGAAAACTAAATGTACTAGATAGTGTACCAAATTTTGCAACCGAGTTACTTCCTGTACCGTCTCCTAATGTTGGGTCAGATTTTAAATCTATCATTGTATTTGGTGCTATTTTTATATTTTTCAATGAACTTGATGATACATCAGTAAATACAGGTTGTTCAAACATCTTAAATCTTAATGCGTCACGATAGTCTGACATTGTTTTGTTGTAGTCCATTGCCATGTCCATTAGGTCTTTAACATCAGAATGACCTCTAATATCTCCAGTTAACCCATCATTTAATATTACTTTACATGGTAATTCCTCTAGTCCAGTGTTCCATTCTTGCTTTAATTCGACTGCTTGAATTGTGTCCTCGTCTTCATTATCGCCGACATTATTTGTAACAGTTGTAAAAGCTGTTATATTTGCTCCGTCAACTATTTTATATGTCGCCCAACAGTAGCCATCGTCTCTCATTTCATAAGTCCACTTATGCCAACGTTGGTCTCTTTGTATTTTACCTATTGTTGATTTATCTTGGTATGCAATTTCTACTTTTTTAAGCACATCAACATCATTTTCATCATATTCATATATAAACTCCGGCATTGTATAAAATCTAAATTTTATTTCTCCAGTGGGCACTCCTAATTGGTCTACATCAGCAAGCATACAAAGTAATACTCTTTTTCCTATTGTGCAATCCATGAATGCTTTTCCGAATTTATTCCAAAACTTCGTATCTCTTAGTATATGTTCAATGCAAGCTCTTTTAGTGTCTATTGAGTCTCTATTTATACTATCGTCATAACTACTCAATACAAGTGTAGGTGGAACTGAAGTCATAAATCTACCTTGTTTATTTAATAATTTTTTAGTTAAATTTCTTATTTCTCTTGTAGGAGTATAATCGCCTACTCTAACTCCCCATAATTGACCTTTACTAGATTCATAATCTTCCTCTTTAGTCCATGCACGACCTTCATAAAACTCATAATAGGCTTGAACCTCCGGCAACTCTTTTCTAAATTCTAAATCATTAGCAAACAGACCAAGAAGACTATTTGTAAAATCTTTATAATCACTCATTAATATGCTCCTTCCTTTTCTAATATTGTAATTTCTTTATCAAGTGTTCCATTTAATATGGAATCTGTCATTATTGCATATCTAATCTTGTCCATGGCGTGGTCATCAATCTTTATGACTTCTTCTACGCCTTTATCCAGTTTATCACTATCCCATGCATAAGTTGTAAATTCTTCAATATCTTTTATACAACTTGGGTCTAATGTAAATTTCCTTTCATTCAATAAAAATGATACAACTTGTATACCTAAATCTACTCTATTTTTAGCAGGTAATATATCAATCCCATGCCTTACAAAATATGGGTCTTTTCTTAACTCTACTATCATTGGAGCTGCCGATGGGTCTAATACTACATATTCCGGCATTACTAAATTATCTGCTAAAAACTTTTTTAAATCATCTGCATATTCTTTAGTTGTCTTTTGACCGTCATCTCTACCTGAATGATAATAACTAGCTATTTGATGATATCTTCGTTCAGGTGCATAATATCCAAATATGCCAAATGTAGTAGCATTCTGAATACCAAAGTCACCTGCTACAAATATTCTAGTCCAGTTTCTCCTTAACTCAATAGCATGTATGTCTGGGTCAAACATAGGGTAAACTATGCCATCAGCGGCTACCCATAGTCCTAATATATAACGCTTATAGAAAACTCCAGTATATAATGCTTTGTATCTATTTTTAACTTCTTCGCTCAATGATGGGTTATCGTCCATAGTGAAATGTAAATACAATACTTTCTTTTCAGTAACTTTATTAATCCATTCCTTCTTGAACCAATGAAAAGGTGAGTTCGGGTTACATGAAAACCAAAACTTTGCACCTTCAACTGAACATCTAGCTGTTGCTTGGTTAACAAATGATTCCGGCATCAATGCAACTTCATCAAAGAATACTCCTGCTAAAGTAATACCTTGAATTAAATCTTGTGAACTCTCATCTTTTCCACCGAATATATAATAATAATTAGTTGTTTTCTTTTTAGTTTCTTTGTCTATAGCTCCTATACAAAAACACCCTTCCATTCTTGAATCTTCTATAATATAGCCTGTAGATTTTAACATTTGTTTTAGTGGACCTAGCACATTACGTCTTAACCCACCAACTGTTTTACCACATAAAGCAAAGTTCTTGCCGTCAAATGTACTCATACTCCATAATACAAATGATAGTGCTTCAGATACTGTTTTTCCACTTCTTACTGCGCCATCACATATTATTGCATCAAAGTCTTTATACTTACTTGTAGGTGTCCACCAACTCATAACAATACTTTGTTTTTGACTAAATGGCACAAAGTCAAATGGCACAACTCTATCTTTTAATCTAAGCATTATTCATCACCTATTCCTGCGTTAACTGCCGCAAATCCTAATGCTTTCATTAAGCCAGTTGTGTCGACAGTCATGCTATCATCTTCTCCTAATAGTTTTTTCTGTAATTCATATTTACCTTTGTCGATTTCAAGTTTTTGTTTTTTCATGTCTATGTCTATTTGAACTTCTTTGCTAAGTAATCCTGAAGTAAATTGTTGACCTTGTTGTGCTTTAGTTATGATGTCGGCTAATTGATTTAATTTATAAACATCATATTGACCTCCTTTTGTAATTCCTTCTCCAGTCTCTAACATATAAGTTGCTTTATTATACAACTCTTGCCATAGCGCATGGTATTGTAAATTAATATCGACCCCTGCCTCTAAATATACATCATAGGTTTGTTTGTCGATGTCGTCTTTTAATGTGGCTATTATTTTTTCTTTTTCTTCCTTCCATTTCTCTTTACTAGATAAGCATCTAACTGTTTGATAACTAATGTTAAATTCTTTTGCTAAATCTTGCAAACTCACATCTTCATAAATATATTTATTCTTTATTATTTTGTTTCTTTGAGTTACTGACATTTTAACTCCATTTACATTACATATACTGTTCCAGTTGCTTTTCTTTGTTGTCATTTTTGACCTCCTTTTAAGTTTATTTCGATTTTACTTTAATAAATAAACCGTTAAAAGTGTTTTGCCGGCGGTTTTTTGACACCGCAGTTAATTTATTAAATAAAATCGTATGTTTTGCTTTATTTCCTTACATTCTGAGGGGTATTTCTGTACCCTTTTGAGCCTTGAAAACTATGTAATTTAGACTCCAATTTGTTCGAATACTTCTCATCATTACTTAATCTAAGCAAACTAATGATGAAATACTTGTTAACATTGGTCGGCACTTTGTTTTTTCTAATGCAATCACATAAGTATTCAGCTTGTTTTAATGTCTTAATATGCGTATGTCCTTTACTCCATTCTTTACTGGTATTATAAACTATATATCGTTCTTCTTTACTTGAATATAGTATTACCAATGGTTTTAATTCTTTTACTATTCTAGACATTAGCTAATAGCTCCTCTCCGTTTTAATTATATTATACTCCAGTTATGCGGGTTTGTTTATTTATGTGTTATGTTTGTTAATGCTTTGTTATTGGATTGTTAATAGTTATATAGGTATTTGTTGTATATATACTTTTTATATTTAGACTATACATTTCACCCACACCCGCCAAACTTTTTGAGTACATTTATACAATAAAAAAGAGTAGATATTTCTCTATCTACTCTTTGTATTTACTTAAAATAGTTTCTTCTGTTTATTACCTAATGCAGCAGCTTTCATTCTATCTTTAGCAATATTAAAGTATTTTTCATCTATTTCTATGCCAATAAATTTTCTAGTAGTGTTTAAGCAAGCAACTCCTGTACTACCGCTGCCCATAGTAAAATCTAATACTAAATCATTTTCATTTGTATATGTTTTAATTAAATATTCTAATAAATCTACTGGTTTTTGAGTTGGATGCACACTTCCTTTTCTTATCTTATCAAATTCGATTAATGTAGTTGGGTTTTTATATTCATATGTCTTTTTATACTCTTTTCCTTCGCCCATACATTTAAAACCACTATAAACACCTGCTTGAATAGTGTTGCCTCCACTTTTTATAGGTTTTTTTCTTTTAATCATCTGTGGATTATATATTGTTTTTTCTCCATTTTTAGTAAATACACATATGTCTTCAGTTTGTTGCATTGGTCTATATTTTGCATATCCCATACCACTTGGGATTTTTTTATTCCAATCCCATCTATATTTAAAGCTATTTAAATTGCTACATATTAATTTGCTAGTAAAGGGTTCATTCCCAAATAAACATATAGCGCCATTATCTTTTATTAATTTATTTAATCTTTCCCACATTTCATCTAAAGGTATAACTGAATCCCATTTACAAGCAGTAGTTCCGTAAGGTGGGTCGCATATTACTGCGTCCACCTTTACTCCCTGTTCAATTAGTTTATCCATAACTGCCAAGCAGTCACCATTATATAATTTATATTTCTCATTATTATTCATTTAAATTAAACCCCTATATTATTCTATTGGTTCTAATAGTTCAGTATACCATGTCCAAAATTTATTATCTACCTCTAACTCATATTCAGGTATATCTGGATGCCACCATTCTTTTTCAGGTACTACTCTTGCTATTTTAGTTTTATATCCTCCGTATTTAAACATTTCACATACGATATCTACATCATCTCTTAATCTTACTAATTCCTCAACTGGTACTATTCGTACTTCTTGTCCTTCTTTAAATAATTTTCCTTTATACATACTTTTTATTCCTCCCTATCTAAAAATTTAATAACACCTTCTGAAACTAATTGTGGTAATGACCTTACCGCCAATCTTAAAATACAATGTTTACATTCTATATTATTGTTATATTCACATAATACATCTGCACAACATATTGTATTTTCACCCCATAATTTGTCTGGGTATACTATTGCCCATTCGCCTTGAAGATTTATAATCATATAATCAACTCCTTAAATATATTGCCATCTGTGTTTAGCTTGGTCATAGTTTTGTATTAGCAATGTCTTAATTTGTAATTGATTACGTCTAGCAAAGTTTAGCATACATTTATTACAATTATTTATATGCTTGCAATTAACTTGTGAACAACCTAAATACATATGGCCTTCTGTATTAAGTTCTATTGGATATTTTGGGTATACATAAGTATCTTTTCCAACTTCTACTCTTTGCATATATTTCATATATACCACCTCCTTATATTATATTAAATAACCTTCTATGCGCCTCATACAAAGGTTTTGTTCCTTTGTATGAGTTTTTATATTATATTATTTACGAATACTGTCTAGCACGTTTTGTCCATCTTGTGTTAAACCTATTCTCCAATATTTATAATCAGGTGCAGTTCTATCTAATTTGATTAACCCTTTACGTTCTAAGCTTGCTACTAATAGTTTGAATTGACTTTCGTTTAATTGTGTATTTTCAAATACGTCTAAATAATTGATAACGTAATCTGCTAATGTTGAACTTTCTATTACATTAGGACATCTTTCGAATTCTATAGCTTCTAAAAATAACATTTTTTTCATTGTACCTACCGCCTTTTACTTGTATTATTTTATATTTAATTGTTCGCAAACTTCATCTGATAATGGAATAACTCGTATTTCTTTTTCTTCTACATCATAGGTTACTGTAAATAGTGTTTCTTCAGTAACACCTAACATAGTTCTTATATCTTTAGGTATACAAATTCTACCTAATCTATCTACCTGTCTGATGTTTGATATTCTTCTTCTACTCATATTTGTCCTCCTTAAAATATTTTATTTCTATAATAACTTCTAATACTAACAGTACTATTAATACTGCTATTACAACTAACATCTTTTTAACCCTTCTAATAATTCACCAAATGTCATTGTTGGGTTTATTGTTGCTATTATTCTAAGTAATGTTATATTATTCATAATTACACCTCCTTATTTGAGTCTAATAATATTCTTGGGTCTATTTCTCCGATGTCTTTTTTAAGTACTATTCTTAATGGCAGTATTTCATGTGCATTATAGATATATTTACAAGTTTGTATCTCTTTTGTATCATGTACACCTAACACTTTTAGAATGATGTTTTGTGTAAGACAATTATCTATTTTATTACGCTGTGGAGTTGTAAATATACAACCTAAATTTATTAGCTCGCCATAAACTTGATATTTACTTGTTATTTCTCTTGATATTCTTTTGTTTTGAGAAATAATATAAAAAGGTATTCCTTCAATGTTATATGCCATATCTATTCACCCCTAATTATATATTCTGTTGAGTTCTATTTATAGTTGAAACTCAGTAGCAACTTATATATTATATACAATTTTTACTATTTATTGTTAACTGGATTTGTTTCTAATATTAAACGATGTCCACCGCATTGTTTATGATAATAGTAATGATGTAATACGTTGTATATATAACTTTTACTTGGATTGTTTACATACTGGATTACTTTATCGCAGTCTACACATACAAGTCTATGAGATATAAGACCTTTTTTCCACATTACCTCTTTATAATGTACTATTTTATCCCTGGTTGTTGGACTACACCCATATTTGATACAATTAGCTTGCCATTTAGGTCCATGCATATTAGATTCTTCAGTTTCTAAATCTGTTACCGCATGACATATTTCATGTATTATAGTATCTATTTTTAAATTATTGTCAGGTTCATATTTTATATAATTTGAACTAAATTCAATACATCTTATATGGCGTTTTCCATATCTAGCAGTCTCACAACATCTACCTAATGAAGTTCTAAGTCTAGAATTGAATGTTACTTTAAAATATCCATCATGTATTTCGTCTAGTAATAGTTGTTGATGTTTCTTTGATAATACATCATTTAATACTATACCTACGACCTCTTTAACTTTATCAAGACTGTTTATATTTTCGGGATATATTGAATATTCAGGTTTATTTTTATACTGACTTAATTCAGTTTCTGCAGGTGTATCAACTACAGGTTGTAACTTAAATAAGCTTTCTACTAACTCATTATTATTTTGTAGGTTTTGTTCCTCAGTTTTATTTGGGTTATCTATACCTAAATATTCAAAACCTAAATCTGTTAAAATATATCCATATGTTTTTATTGTTTTTCCAGCGTGTACGCCTTTTGTTATTTCTATTACTGCATCAACTTTTTCTACTAACCCTTTTTCTATTAATGCTTTAAAAGTTCTATCGAACCATCTGTGAGAAACTATCTTCGCAACTGCTGTCATATAAGTATATGTGTCTGATACAGGTTGTACTTCATATTCTGTTTTTGCTAACATTTCATTTAAGCTATTTATTACTTGTTCTTGTTTTTGAGTTAATTTAATTTCTTTTTTCATTTTTATATATCCCCCTTTATTTTTATATTAGAGGTTTTAGGGATAACCTCAAACCCTAACTTATTTTATTGACCTATATATTCACATCTTTTATATACTGTATTTGGAGTCCATTTTCTTCCGTCTGATGTACAATAAACGACTTTATGACTTCTTGAGTATTCATATAATCTAGCTAATGTAAATTCTTCTCCAGTTGTTTTAACTCTTACTCTTGCGCCTGTTGTTATTCTTGGGTCATGTTCTACTTCTACTAATTTGTTGTATTCTTCTGTATCCATAAATTGATTTTCCACTCTAAATGTCATTGTTATTATTCCATCTTGTTCTGCTGTTGCTATACATTTTCCAAAGTATATTCCTTTTTCTTCTAAGTTATGCATTTGTTTTCTTATTTCTTTTTTGTTTAAACCTTCTAATACTATTTGTTTTTTCATTTTCCTTAACCTCTTTCCTTATTTCTTATTATACTTATATTATATACTTTTGTATGTAATAAGTCAAGTGTTTTGCATAAATTTATTTAACAATTGTTAAATAAAAAAAATACTCCCTATTAAAGGGAGTATTTAATATAATTTATGGACGATAACCATTCGCAAATTCACGTTCATAGCATTCTCTATGAGCTATAAATGCTCCATATATATAATGTCCTGTGCCATCGTCTACTGGAAAATCATCTCGCTCAACAATGTCGTCGCCATTGTATATTGGACGTCCGCATATTGTACAAGTTGTATCTGTTGCTTCTTGTTGTGTATTTTGTTGAGTATTCTCTTGTGTTGATTGATTATTATGTTTAGGTTCTTCTGAACTTTCTGAATTACGTTTAACTTTGTCTACGCCTTTTGTAGATTTTTTATTTTGTTGTTGATTATTTACTCTATTACTGTTATGTTTGCTTTCTGTCTGTTGCTTGTCGTTTATTTTTGTATGTTGAGTTGTATTAGTATTTGCTTTTGGTTTCTCAACTTCTTTTTGTTGTTCTATCTGTTGTTCTTCTTTAAAATAACCGCCTTGTTCATAATCACTTACAGTTGATTCTCCTGCATTTGTACAACCTGTTATTGATATTGCCACACCTGCTAAAATTGCTATTAATGATTTATTCATTACGTTCACTCCTTTTATAATATATTAAAAGAGGCATTTATTGACCGCCTCTAAGTCATTTTGTGATTTAAAATTTATACTTATTTTTGTAAAATTTCTTGTATTTCGTCTTCATCTAATATATCAAGTGCTAATTCTACTAATATTTGACAAACATAGTCATTGTGTAAATCTACATATCTATTATATCTATCTATTGCATATTGTGCTTGTTCGCCTTCAGTTATTACACTATATTCATTTTCTAACTCACATATATCTGTTATTGCATCATGAACTTTTAAAGTTTTTAAGAATACATTTATTTGCATTTGTTCTAATGCTTTATCGTGTAAATAAGCTGTTCTTTGTTTTGGTGAAATAAATAATGTTTTTGCTAATACTTCGTCTATACCACCTTTTAATATTTCATCTACTTTGTTTTCTGCGGCTCCTATTATTTCCTCGCATTGGTCTTGAGTTAATTCTAATTCTTTAACTTCTATCATTTTGTTACCTCCTAGGTTTTATTTTTTATTTGTATATATTATATACTTTTTTATATAATTTATGTTAACTTATTTATAAGAACTTTTTAAAAATGTTTTAGTCAGTCCAGCTAAAGTTTCAGATTTTGGAGTTGATTTATATTCTCTCTCAACTAACCATAGAACACAATAATTAGCTAAGTCTAATATTGTATCGTCTAATTTCTCGTCTTTTACTTCTCCACATTCGCCTTTATTTGACAATGATAATATTCTATTGTATTTGTCAGTAATTCTAGTTAAGAATGATACATCTCCGAATTTATTATATGTGTCGCCAACTGAGTCTCCATAGTCAACATTTTTAGCTTCATATGTTTTACTCATTTGTGATATTATTGAATTGTATAACTCTTTTTTCATAAATTAATCCTCCATGCCTTTAATTTGCATTCTATAATATATTTTCGTCTTTTTGCATATCATTTATTTTGATTAGAAGTGTTTTATCTTTATTTAGTAAATCTTTGTCATAAGCCATATATAGTATAGTTCCGCACTCAGTAAATATTTTATCAACACCTTCTTCTTCCATGTATTGTTTAACTGTGCTTATTTTAATTTGCAATTTAAGAGTTAAATCTTGTATATGTTGTGCAAGTACGCACATATCTGAAATATATTCTGTTCTGTCTTCAACTGATAAATCAACTAATTTTGATGTATTCATTATTTAGTTACCTCCTTTTTAGATAAATGATAACAACCTGCTACTGTGTACGCCATTATAACTCCACTAACAGGTAAACTTAAACCTGCTATTGCTAGCATAGCTCCAACTCCACCTATTGTTATTACATTCGCACTCATTGTGTTTTTATTCATGCTTTTTGACCTCCTTATTATTTAATTTGTATCTAGGGCAATTTTTATTGCTCTCTGGACAATAACCTAATTTTTTACATTGAGGAACTAAATATGGTTTATATCTAGGTTCAACTTCAACTACCTGGTCGACCATTTGTTTTATTATAGTTCTAATTGGTAATTCAGCTCTAGTACATAATCTAAGGTTTGCTAAATGTATTAAAGACTCTATATTACAAGCTATACTGCACTCAGTAGCAACACCTATTGGCAGTATAGTTCTAGCTATTTCGTTAGCTTTTTCTCCAGTTATACCTGCTTCTTCTAAATATGTTTGAATATAATTATATTGTGCATTTACAATATTTTCTTGGTCTTGTATTGTTTTTACCATGTATTCATTTTGTAATAGTTCAGGTGCCGCATATATATTAACTTTACCGTCTTTATTACAATATCTTAAACTTTGTACATTAGGAACAAATCCTGTATAATGTCTAACTAATTGGTCGACTGCACTTCTAGGTACTGTTTTTAGTTCAAATACAAAGAATAAATGTCTTGAACCTGACATATGACCACTTTTTAAACAATGTTCGCCAACTTTTTCTGCTCTATCTAATGGTGTATTGTAGCATACAGCTGCGAATTCTCCATGTTTCTTTATAAAACTTTTAACCTCTTCTCCATTTACTAACTTTACTTTGAAATCTTGTAATGTAAACATATTATACCTCCTTAACTGGTATATCTTTTATTAAGTCGATAGCTCTATTGATATATTCAATAACAGTATCAACATCTTTTAATTCTGATTTTGCTATTTCTTGTTTTAATAAGCCTTTTCTGACTTGTTCTAATGTTCTATAATATCCTAAATCTTTATAAGTAGGTGTACCTACTTTTGATGTATAATGTTGTCTTAAAATATAAGTACCTATAGAGTCAACTAATATTTCATACTCTTTATTTATTTTCATTGTTGAATTCCTCCTTTATAATCCAATCCTCCGGCACTTCTTCTTGAGTGCAATCTCCTAATATTTCATATATAGGACAATTTCCAAATTCTCGCATAATATCGCATTCCTTACTTGATATAGATTCACAAGTTTCCTTAATTAATTTAAGTGCTTTTACTAATTCAACGAGATTATTATCCATTTTTTTTAACCTCCTTATTTTTTATTGTTATATGTTATATACAAAACCTGCTAATTAATGTTAACTAGCAGGCGTTAATTTTAATTAGAATATAAAATATTTAAAATACAACATTGTAACCCAATTTCAGGTGAATATTTTCCAGTTTTTATTCCTGTATCATATTGCTGTATAAACCTTAGTGATGCAAGTAACCCACGTGGACTTACTCTAGTATTATTGAGTATTTTTTTCACTTGCCAATAAGGTAGACCTGTCTTTTCTGTAATATTTTGTTGACCCTTATGACCTACTACTAATATTGCTTTTGATATATTTTGATACAATAATGATAATATCCCAAGCGGATTTTGATTTTGAGATAATAAATAATCCATTACGTCTATTGCTCGAATATCTTTACTCAATACCATGTCGACTAAGTCAAATACAGTATAATTATATTTTACTGGCATCATATCAATTAGAGTATCTATTGTAAACTCTTTATAAACGCCAGCTTCTTTTAACCTTTTATATTTATCTATCTCGTTTATTATTGTAGTAAAATCATTATTACATGCGTCAACGAAATATTCTAATGTTTTTTTATTTGTTGTTAGATTATAATGTTGTATTTGATGTATAAGTTGAGTAGGAGTTAATTTATTGAATTCCACTACATAATTCTTCAATGTCTTATACCACGATGACTTTTTATTAGCATTTGTTATTTGAATTACTAAAGTTCCTAATTTCGCTTTCTCCAGTTGTTTAATATTTTCTTCTAGGTGTTTATTAGTTAAAAAATCTAAATCATCTCGAACAACATATACTTCTTTTGCTCCTTTATTAAATCCAAAACCTTTGGCAGTTAATTTACTTAATATTTCACTAACAGTATCTACTCTTTTATATTCTCCGAATTGTTTTAAATACACATTTTGAAGTCCAATCTCATCTCCTGTAAAGATATAGAAATTACCTATGCTATTAGTTCTTAATTGTCTATTCAGTTCAACTAATTCCATTTATCTTTTCCCCTTTCTATGAATTGCTTTTTTCTTAGATTTCTCTGCTTTTTCTTTTGCTATATGAATTCGTTGTTTATCCTCTATTTCCTTCATCATACCTTGAGTAAATCTGTCCTCAAATAACTTTCTAAATTTTCTTGGCATTACATTTTCCAAGTCGTCTTTTTGTATTTGATATAAAGTGTCATATCTTTTATTCGCAAACATTCTAACCCACTTTTCAGTACTTTGCCAATCGAAACACATTTTACAACTATGAACATATGCAAGTGCTGTTTCTAATATTTGTTGTTCAGTTGTTATTTTAAGCATAATATTCACCTCTTCTTAATCTACAATCTAATACCCATATATCAAATGCCATTTCTTTATTAGCTCCGTTTACTTTACTCATGTGCAATGCTTTTATTGTGCATTCGATAATGTATAAAGCTTTTGGGTCATCTATATGTTTTCGACATATAAATAACATCATATTAAAAAACATATCAACTGGGAAACCTTCACCTTTTCCTGTAAAGTTAATTCTATTTTTTATTTTGAACGCGTTACCTGTTGTAACCTTCATGATATTATTAAATACCATTTCAGCGAAATTATAACAATCTTTATAGCCAACTTCTAAATACAGTTTTACATCACCTGGAGTTGTTGCTATTTGACATATATTTGAAGTGTCTTCATTATCACTCATACCTAACACTTCTATAGCATATTTTTTTAAATCTTGGTATGAGTATCTATCTATTTCAAATATAGTTCCTCTTGATATTATAGTTTCTAATACTGAGTTTATGTCTGTTATTTCCATCGCAATATAACAATTTTTAGGCGGTTCCTCAGTTATTTTTAGTAAAGCATTTTTAGCTCCTACTGACATTGTATCGCCTTCAGAAATTGCGAATAATGTTGGCTCTTCCAATGCGACTGAGTCTTGAATTAACTCTCTAATATTATCTATTTTATTACCTATATATTGAAGTCTCAATTTTCTCTCAGTTGCAATTCTTTTTATGAGTAAAGATTTCCCAGCACCTCTTGGTGCTGAGATTATTGATAAATGAGGCATGTTGGACATTCTTGCTAACATTTCTTTACAGTTGTTCATTCCAATTATTTGCATAAGTACAACATCTCGCTTTCTATGAAAATCTTTGGATTGTGTTCATATCTGATTTTAAAATATAAACTATTATAGCTATCTAATATACTTAATAATTGTCCAGGTGTACTATGTTCGATTATATTAGTTACTCTAGCTTGACAAGATTGTGGAATATTAACACTGCTACTGCCCATTTGACATTTTATTACATCAATTAATACTTTAATTGAGTCTTTAATGAATAGTTTCAAGTCTTTACCTTCTAAAAATATAGTGTCTATTGCTCCTAATATATTTTTAGGTTCTTTAGCTATTATGTTATCTAGTATTTCTAATATAAATTGAGTTGAAGTTAAACCCAAACATTTTATAACTGCTTCAGATGTTATGTTTTGAGTAAAACCTAATACTGTATCAAGTTTTGTTATGGCATCTCGCATTCCACCCTCTGCAAGTTGTGCTATATATTGTAATGCTTCATCTGTATATTCAATTTGTTCAGTTCTAGTTTGATTTTCTTTTTTTATTATATATGTTAGTCTATTCATTATTCTTTGAGTTGGTATTCTCTTGAAGTCAAATCTTTGTACTCTACTTAATATGGTAGCAGGTATTTTTTGTGGGTCAGTTGTACATAAAATAAAAATTGTACCTTTTGGCGGTTCTTCTAATATTTTTAGTAGTGCATTGAATGCTCCTATACTTAGCATATGAACTTCGTCTATTATAAATACTTTATATGTTCCGTCAAGTGACTTCATTTTACAGTTGTCTATTAAGTTTCTTATATTATCAACACCGTTATTACTAGCTCCGTCTATTTCTACAATTCTGCCTTCGCCTTTATTAATTTCATTGGCGAATATTCTTGCACTTGTTGTTTTTCCTGTTCCAGCACTTCCACAAAATAAATATGCTTGTTTAAATTCATTTGTATCTATTTGATTTTGAAGAACTATTTTTACATTATCTTGACATACTATATCATTGAATTTTTTAGGTCTATATTTTGTTGCTAAATTCATTAATTTTCCCCTCCCTTTGTTTCTACTATATAAGTTGCTACTAAATCTGCTATATGAAGTAGAAATGCTAATTTATTTTCTTCAAATGTTGCGCCTAAATCGTTCATTGTATTATATTGTCCTAAATCGTATGCTCCCATATGCCAAAATATAGCTTCTTTTTCATAATCTTCAAGTTTTATAAAATCTTGAAGTATTGACAAAGATTTAGCTCCATGTCCCATTCTAAAAGGTTCATTTTTCTTATAACCCGGTTGTTGTTCCCATTTTCCAGATTTGCTTCTTTGTGGAGGAACATTTACGATTGTTTCTTCATATACGCCAATTTTACATAAATCATGACCTAAGGCTGTTAATATTATGCTATCTTTAGGTATATCTACTTCATAGAATCTAACAAGTTCTCTCAACTCATATGCTACATTTAAAGTATGAAATACAAGTCCACCTGGGTAACTTCCATGAAATCTTGTACTAGCAGGAGCAGAAAAAAAATCGGTAGTATCTAGCCAACTAATTAATTCCTCGACACCTGGTCTTTCTACTTGTCTCAATATTTTTATAAATTCCTCTCTATTTTTCATTCTAGACATTTTGTTCCTCCTTTAAACTCAAATATTCTTTGTAGTCATCAATAGGTATTACTACACATTGGTCAATTAGATTTTGTGTACCAAAGTCAAATATTAATGCCCAATGATTTTTACCCATTTCAATACATTCTTTGATTAAATCTAATACCCATTCCTTTTTAATTGTGTGCGATATACTTTGTTTTGTTCTTGTTTTGCACTCAATTATTGTGTCATCTAAAAGTATATCTCCTTTCTTATGTTTTGCACCACTATTAGGTGTTAATGTTCCACCTAAGTAGTTTGCTACTTTTTCTTCTTGTAATTTACTGTAATGTCTTGTAGGTTTATTTTCCATTTCACTTACCTCCTTGTAAAAGTTATATACATTTTATACTAATTTATGTTAACTCTTTTCTACATTTTTGTTTAAATTTACTAACTGTATTTGAGACATGACTTCTTGTAACTCCTAACTGTGCTGCGATGTCTACTGGTCTGACCCCTTGCATATACTTTAACAGTATTAGTTTCTTAGTTCCTGTATAATTTTGTTCTATGAGTTGTATAGCGCTTTCTTTTAAGGTTTTTACTACACAATCTGTAGCAGTATCGTCTGAAGCTACTAATTTTTCTTGAAGTGGAACATTATCAGTATCTATTATAATTTGATTTAAACTAGATAGAGACCATGTTCCTTGACCTGTTTCATATCGTGATGCATATATTTTTAGTTTTGATAAAGAACTCAATATTTGCCAATAACAATGAGTGAGAAATTTAGTGCCTTTTGATGCATCATAAGTTTCTATAGCTTGCATAACACCTAGCCATGCTGTTTGAAATGAGTCTTGAGGTAACTGTTTTACTCCATGTGTTCTGAGAATACTCCATATAAAAGCTTCTAGTTCAGGTGTTAGTTGGTTTAAAAGGAGGCGTTTTTCAACGCCTTCAGAATGTTGTATTTTTATAACCAGTTCTTGAATTAATTCAGAATTATTTGTTTTCATTGTACATCACCTTATTTAATCTAGATATAACATCTTCTTTGAATTCTTCATCATTTCTTAATTCGTCTAATAATTTAGCTTTACCTTGAAATTTTATTTCATTGTTTTCTGCATCTACTTCAACATTACCTTCTTCATCTAAATAGTAATACCAACTGCCACCTTGTTTTAATATTCGATATTGTAATGCTACTGTAATTATGTCTGCTAATACATCAATGCCTTCAGTATAATTTAAAGTATAATAGCCAATTCTTCTATCAGGTTTACAAACCTTAGTTTTTGCAATTTCAATACCGACTCTATTACCTGCTGGATTTTCAGCTCTTGAAGTTAATTCGCCATTATTCATATCTAATAAAGTGTCTTTTCTAAATCTTAATCTTAATGAGCAAGCATGTTTCCACATTTTACCACCTGGAGTTGATACGGTATTATACATACTTGCTAAATCTTCTCTTATTTGATTAATTCCAATAAACGCACATTGATTTTGAGTTAAATGTGGAGTAACTTTACTACAAAATACTGTTAATGCTTGAGATATTCCTCCATACGATTTTTTATCCATGTCTTCATTGAATATATTTTGAGAAACTAACATTGGTATTGAGTCAAGCACACATAATCCAACATCTCCAGTTGCTATTAAATCAATTGCTATTTGTAATACTTGTTCTGCGGTTTGTTCTTGAGGTCTAACTAATATCATGGCTTCAGTGTCTACTCCTAATAGTTGTGCCCATTGTACATCAAGTGTTTGTTCGGCATCAATATATACAACTACTTTCGGACCTCGCTCTACGTATTCCATTAAATCTGACATCAATTTATCTGCTTTCTTTTTAGAGTCTTTTGTGTCTTTTGCTTTAAGTTGTTCTATTTCGTCTAACACTTTTTCTTTATGTTGTTCAAATACTTCATTAAATTTCTTTTGTGCATTTGCACATATATCTAATGCGGAAGTTGTTTTACCTCCACCTTCGCCACCGAAAAACTCAGTTATTTTACCTACTGGAATTCCGCCATAGGTCATCCAGTTAGCTGTAGGTGAACTAAATGGTATTTTTGCTACTTCTATTATGTCTGTTCCCTGGTTGATTATTTGAGCTTTGAATTTTTTATTAAGCTCTGCCATTTTTAAATCTATGTTTCTCATATAGCTACCTCCTTATAATTCTTTATATATGTTATATATAAAAAACCCTCGCAACTGTAAAGTTGCAAGGGCTAAAATTATTATTGACCTGTTGAACCATAACCTCCTCTATTTGGATTATTTAATGAGTCAACTTCTTCAAAATCTACATTAGGATTAGATTTTTGTATTGTCATTTGTACCAGTCTATCATGAACTTTTATGCTACCTGGTCTAGTTGCATAAAATACTGCAACCCATTCATCTTCATCACCACAATAGCTGGAGTCAATAAGACCTACACTATTTGTTAATATCAAACCTTTTTTAGCAAATGTACTACTTCTTGGAATTATATGAGCCTCATAACCTTTACCTAACTCCATAGCAAAACCTAAGCTACATATTAAAACATCACCTCTTTTATATTTTATAGGACTATGTCCGCCTATCAATTCTACATTGTCAAATACACTTTCGTTAAAAGACTTTTGCAGTTTTTCACAACTAACTAATGAAATTTTATTTACAAAGCAGTCATACCAGTTACCATTATTTTTAACAGGTAACTGAGCGCTTGGTCTTATTTTTCTTATTCTTACTTTTTTATTTGCCATCATTTACCTCCTATAAATCTCTAAAATTTATAATTACATTCAATCCATCGTCTACTGTAAAAGGAATATCATGATTCTTTAAATATTTAACTAAGTTAGCTAACTTTGGTGTATATTTATATTTAAAAAAGTTAGTATCTTGAATTTCTATTAATTGAGCATCTATACCATGTGCAGCTCCTTCTTTGTAAACATAATCTAAAGCGTCCATCCTAGAGGTAAATATATTATCCTCATAACTATCATCGGATACTTTAACTCTGACTATATATTTCATTTTTACACCTCCTAAAATTTTAATAATTGTAATAATGTTAACCCATGTAATTGTCTATCTAATGTTTCTAATATTGAATACATAATTTTGCCTCCTATCTTATAATATTATTTCTAGTTATTTCTAACTCTGAAGTCTTCCAACTTTGAACTTTTTTCAGACTAGAATGTAACATAGTTGCTATTTCTATTTTACTTGCACATTCTTTGTATGCTCGCAACATTACATCTTCCACGAATTGCTCATTCATTGATTGATTTTGAGCTACTGAAGTTTTCTGCGAAACTGTTCCGTGTGTCTGTTGTACATATGCATCATTGAATACAGTTCGCCTTTGCATTTTAGCCGCGTCTGATTTTATTCCAAGTTCTGTTATTTTGCCAGTTACATCATATAATAATATTGGTAATATAGTTATATAATAATTAAGTTGTTGGGGAGGAATGTCCTCCCCATTACTCAACAATTCTTGTATTTCATTTATACATTTATCTAATTCTGAAGTATAATTTTTAGTAATGTTATTTACTGTATCAATTATGTCTAATGTATCTGCATCTAATTTTTGTATTAACGGTAGGCGCATTCTTTTCCACCCCATCTCAGATGATACATAAGGCTTGACATTACAGCGTCAAATTCTACTTTATTGATAACACAATTTGTTCTTTTATATTCTAATGGTATTTCTCTAATTAATTCATGTTCTTCGCAATCTCTAATAGAAATTGACTTTTTACATCTTATTTCTAAGAATTCTCTACATACAACTGCGGGTATAAAAAATGCTCTTTGTTCTTCTCTAAATTCAACACATAGTCCACCTAATATTCCGTCTATTTTTCCTAATTCTACTAATGCGTTTATTTGTCTTTTTGTTGTTTCCATATTTAAATATATAGATTTATCTTTTGTACTTTTTAACTCAAATAAATATTGGTATGGGTAGCGGTAATAAATAAAATCGCATGGATTTCTAACACCTGAAAAGCCATTAGTTGTGTCATATAGTCTAATACAGCTTAAACCTAAACTGTCTTTAAAATTTTGTTCCCATCTTTTTCCATCATTCATACTATTCACCATCTTTTCTGCATTGATTTTGATAATCGCAATATTTACATTTATCTAATTCCCTAGGTGGAACCTCCTTATTCAATACGAAAGTATTAACATAATCAATTATGTCTTCTATTCTATTTTTCATCAATTCAGTTATTTCAACTAGATAACCTTTTTTAGTGCAGTTATCTCGGTCTTCATAAATAAATATTACTTTCGGTACACCTATTGTCATTGAATAACAAGTTGCTTGTAATTTATGGTCTGCCCATGCGTCTGTATGACGATTAAATTTATGAGTAGACTCTGTTTTTATTTCTACTATATAATATTCACCATTATATTTTATTAACCCATCACACATAAATCTCATATTATATTTTTGCGAATATAATTTTGTTTCATTTCCGACCTTGCTTATTACTTCAGGGTCTTTTATTTTATTTTCTTTAAGGTATTTACCTACATCTAACCATTCACAATTAATATCATATTTACTCATTTTCGCAATATAATTTTGAATACGTTCATGTCTGTCAGTACCACTTTCACATATACCTACTAAGTTAACTCCTGCGTCTGTGTCGTCTGGTGCTACGCCAGTTAATTGATAATATAAACTTCTAGTACACCCACTTATACCTGAAGGTTTAAAAGATTGAGTAGGAGTTCTAACTGAACTCCTGTCTTCTTCCTCTATGGTATAAATTAGGTCTTCGATAAATTGTTCAGCAACTTTATTTTCTTGAGCTTGCTTTACCATTTTAGCAAGCGAACCTAACTTTGCCATTCTAATACCTCCTATTCATTATCTAATGTTGATAATAACATTTTGTCTTTATCAGATACAATTTTGATTAAATCTGAAGTTCCATATTCAATGTCGATAGTTGGAGAATCTACAGAAGAAACTAAATCGTATAAGAATTTAATATTTACTGGATAAACTATATCGGTATGAGTTGGACAATCTTTTGTAGCTATACTTTCTATTGAACCTCCTGTTGTTTGTAGAGTTATTAAATCACCTACAAATGCTACTTGTAAAGTATTCATATCATACACATCAACGAATAAACCTATTCTATCTAATGCTTTTAATAGTTCTTGTGTATCAACTGTGCATAAACTAGGTTGAGTTTCTTCTATCATTGGTAATATACTGTCTGGGTATTCTTCAACCCCTTCCATTAATGTCCCACTTATTACTATATTTTTACCTTCAAACATTATTGCATTATTACTATCATCTAAAATAATATTAACTTTTTCCTCGTCTAATGTAGGAATTAAATTTGCTAAAGAAGGTGGTATTAATACTTCTAGTCCTTCACATTCAAAATCTGATGCATTAACTTTTATTGCGTCTGCAGTTATTATATGATTGCTTCTAATTAAATACCCAAATAAACACCCGTCTGCCGCAGTTTGTGATTTAACATTTTTACCTACGTTTATTCCATGTTTCAAATTATAAGTAACACAATCTTCTATTTTTAATGCTCCGTTAGTTTCTATTTTATGGTCTGGGTATACTTCACCTTGAACTAACTCAACTTTATATGTTCCGTTACCTTTTACCTCTAAATAAGTTTCCTTATCTGTAAGAGTAACGGTTTCTGTTGTTGTTTTATTTATTAAGCTAACAAATTGGTCAGTTTTAATTATGAACTCAACAGGTTCTTCAGTTGTTTCGTTATCTTGAAATACAGTTATATGATTATCACCGTCAGTTGCATTTATTTTTAAACCTTCATTATCACATACTAATTGTATATAATTAGATATTTCTAATAATGGGTTGGGTTTTATTTTAGTAACATGACCTAACATATTTTTTAATTTACTTGTATTTATTTTCATAGAAAATACCTCCTCTAAAATAATCGTTTTTGAAATTTTGTACTACCTTTATACTCATAATTTTGTAGCCACTCAACTAATTCTAATGCTTCCCATCTACTTCTATAATGACAAGAAGTCATCATCAAGTCTAAGTCTAAACCTCGTTCTTCAACTTTGTCTTCAAATGCTTTTATCATTTCAGGTCCTAAATTTTTATAAAAATTTGGGTCATCTGTTTTCCTGTCAGACACTACAATATTGTTATCACCGAAATGTAATGTTCCCATACGAGCATGCACTAACCATGTAGTTGCATCAGCAGAAGTAAATGGATATTTTTCTAACATTAATTTTGAAGTCATTCCAAATGCATGCGTCTTTACGTTTGGGTTACTGGAATTTTTTATAATTCCAAATACCTGTGCAAACCATTTATCTTTATACTGAGTTACAACATCATTGGCAGGTGATATTCCAATATATTTTATTGGCTCACCGTCTTCATGTCTATATTCTAACATTCTTTTTAAATGTTTAAAGTCTTCTCCTTGATGAAATATAGACAATAATTTATCTCTATTTGCTACTTTGTCTTTCATATATAAATAATTTTGCCAACTCAATTCGGGCGCTTCTTTTAACTGTTGTATAGTCTTAGGTTTTTTATATTCACCTGGGATTGTATCAAGTTGTGCATATAATGTAAGATGTTCGTCTAACTCATTTATTCGAGCAATATATTCATCAACATTAACAGTTTTACCTTTTGTATGAGCAGTAAATGCACCTGAGTCTAAAAATAATTTTGAGTCAGTTTGACCTTCTGTAAGACCAATCCACCTATTAATACATCTAGACCCATCTAAGAATGAGTAAAGTCTATTAACATGAAGTTTTGATATAAATACGTCTGATGCTATTTGACCTTGTCCTGCAAAATACAAATCCATATCTTTTTTCCTCCTTTTTTATTTATGTATGTTATATATAAAAAATGAGTAAGGTTGTTAACCCTACTCATTATATTTTTTCTAATATTTTACTTCTTTATTATTGCCAGGTGTACATCTAAATATATTTAGTAAACCTTCGTTCTTGAATAATTTTACAGCTACAATATATCCAAGTACCATACTTACAAATTCGCCAAATGCTCCAACAGCAAATTGATACCAAAATGGTAAACCAAAGAAAAACCATAATTCCCAAGCAATTACACTTGTACCTAATGTTGCTATTGGAATTCCATACCACATTCTTTTGCCTTTCCACATTAGAACACCTACAAGGAATGTAGAAGCTGAACCTATAAATACGTCCATAACTCCAAATGTAAAGAAGTTACTCAATGCACAACCTAATGTAATTCCTATTATATATATTGGGTCTATAAACATTAAGAAATTTAACATTTCGGATAATCTGAATTCAACCGGTCCGAATACAAAAGGTTTACATACCATTGTTATTACAAAATAAAGTGCGGCTACTATGCTTATTCTACACATTGATTTTACTGTTACTTTCATTATTTAGTACCTCCTATTTTAGACAATTTTTCTCCGACTAAATCGAATGTATCTGTAATATCTCGATTTAAGTCATCAATTATTCTTACTCTAGGATTTGCTAATAATTCTTGAAACTCAGTAGAATTATAAAATTGTTGTACTAATTTTTCATCTCGCTCAAATTTTGTTGTATTAGGAGTAAATACATTAATACAAATTTTGTCGAAATATTTAAGACCTAATTCAACATCTTCCAAGAAAGACTCATATGTTTGACCTTTCCAACCGAATAATAAATTAGTTCTATTAAAATATTTACTAATACTTTGAGGACTTGCCACTCCCATTCCTTTATTCAATATAGCTTCACGATTGAATAAATTAAAAGTTTCTGCGCCTACTATAAACTCTAGATTTATGCCACTAAAAATTAATCTCATAAATTTTATAAATTTTCTGTGCATATAATGTCCTTCAAATATTACAGTTGATATTTTCTTTTCAGTTACTACTTTGTGAATATACTCAATAGTTTTACTATCTAATTCTGCGAAACTTCCACTGCATATTACTTGTAACTTATTGTGTATGCCAGTAACTTTGTCTAATACTTTTGCATTAAGTTGATAGTCTGCTTCTGTATTTTTATCATGGTCAATACAATAATCGCAGAAATTACATTGAGCCCATTCACACCCAGTACCTCTTAATAATACAACTTCCATTTGTTCTTTAGCATCATTAACAATGCCATATCTTTTCATTTCGTCCATTTTAGAACCTCCTGTTTTAATATTTTTATAGTGGAGCAGGATTAGGAAAACTACTCCACGTACTTATAATATACAATTTTTACAGTATAATGTTAACTATTTTTTGGAATTCTTTTTAAATTCTATTGTGTATGAGTAATAAAAATCTATAGGTTTAAATAGCATTTTATGGTCATTAATTCCGTCTTTATTATACATATCATGATACGGACCTGATGCATTATCAAATTTTCTGCCTTCATGATAGCCAATATCCTCACATAACCAACCTACATAAAAGCCACTCAAATTATATTGGCGAAGTGATTTTTCCAATATACCTAATTGCCACTCTCTATTAAATAATGATAACTCAGTAACATTAATTGCATCTAGTTTTCCTTCATAAAATACTAATACTATATAAAATGGGTTCTTTTCTAATAATTTATTCTGCCATATGAAGTTTATTAAATTTTTATCTCTACCTATTGCCGGTCTTGATAATCGTTCTGTGCTTTTGCAGTCATTTAGCCATGTTTGTAAAAAATTCATTATTAAATCATAGTCTTCATATGTTGCGTATCTCCAGGTTAAATTCTTTTGTGCTCTTTTTACCTTTTTTCTACTACTATGCCATTTACCACCTTGCAATTTAGATATGTCTTCTAAGTCGTACACAAAGTCACCTGCAGTTCTAGTTCTTTGTGTATCTTTATATTGAGTAATAAATTCTTTAGATTGTGCTGCAGGTACGAATGAAACTTTAACTGGCATAGGTATTGCTTTCATTTCTTTATACAACCTTTCATTACTACATAATGGGCAAATCATCTCTGCCTTTTTACTATATTTTCCAGTAATTGATATTAAAATTATGTCTCCAGTTTCTTTATAGTCTTTATTAATATAAAGTCTTCTTCTATCACTATCATAATAGCTAAATAGTTCTGCTATTGAAAATGAATAAAGCATATAAGGTTGTGCCTGTATTAACTCAGTAGCAATTTTTACATTTTCAGGGTTATACTTAAATCTAGTATAACCTTTTATTTCAGAATAATCGAATAACATTATTTATACCTCCTATATTTCTATTCCTTCACCATACCATCTCTCTGTTACTTCAATATCACATTTCATAGGTATTTTAAATTTTCCGTCTACAATGTGTACCATTATATATTCTAGTCTATCTCGAACTGCTTTCGCATTTTCTCTTGGACATATTCCTAATACTTCATCGTGAACTGGAATTATTAATTTATAACCAAGTTTGTTGAGTTCTTCATCATTAAAAATTTTTATCATAGTTAGCTTGGTCATGTCTGCGGCTGAACCTTGAATAATACTATTTACACATTGTCTTTTTGCGTCTTCTATAAAACCTCTATTATCTTTTATAGTATAACCTTCTTGTTCTGCTAGTTCTTTTACTTTTTGTTGCTGTTGTCTACCTCTAGCTCTATTTAATAATGTATAATATTTTCTGTACACTTCGTCTGGCACATAATCATCTTGAGGTATTAACTCAGTAGCATCAAATGCGAATGGGTCAAAATTGTCGCTGTACGATTTTATGCAAGGTTTTATTTCTATTGGAGGTAATTGCATATCAGACAGTCTTCTTTTTCTACCCCAAGCGGTTTCTACAAACCCATAGTCTCTTGCAAAGGTTTGAGCAAAATCTACAAATTCTTTTACTTTAGGAAACTCAGCATAAAAGTCATCAATTATCTTTTGTGCTTCTTGAGTTGATATTTTCATTTGCTCAGCTATACTTGGCACACCTCTACCGTACATAAGTCCAAGTAATACAGGTTTAACACTTGTACGTCTAGCTTTACCATCTGGATTTACAGTTCCGTCTGCACGAAACTCTTTACATTCGTCATATGGCATTTTATATATTTTCGATGCTATTGTAGCATATAAATCTTTTCCTTCTAAATACGCCTGTAGCATATGGGGGTCATCACTCATATGAGCTAGACATCTAGGTTCTTGTTGTGAAAAGTCTCCACCTACTATTACTTGACCTTCTCCTGCTATAAACATTTGTCTAATATCATGACCTGCGTCTATTACAGTTCCGTCACTCAATTTTGTTTTTTGTGAAGGTATATTTTGTAAATTTGGGTCACTACTACTAAATCTGCCTGTTTTTGCACCATATTGATTGAAATTCGCATGGAGTCTATTATCTCGTTTTGCAATATGACTTGGAATTGCTTCTATATAAGTACTCAATAATTTGCTCATACTTCTATATTCTAATATGCTGTCTACTAATGGGTGATTAAATGATTTTAAAATAGCTTCACCAGTTCCTCTAGGTGACTTTTTGTCTGGGCTTTCAAATTCTAATACATCATAAAATAAAATAGCCAACTGAGTAGGTGAACTTATACTTACTTTACGTATTCCGTCTTTAAATAATTTATTATAAGCTGCTGGGTTTTTTATCATTAGTTTATCGAATTTATCATTCAATTTTTTTATTTCTAAATTGAATTTTACTTCTGCCGCATCTTTATGTTTTGTATATTGTGCCTTTAGTTTATCAGCTAAGTCTGTGTCTATTTTAACGCCTGTACATTCCATTTCGAATACTACTTGTATTAGTGGCATTTCTATATTTCGAAATACTTCTGCGACTCTCTCTAAACCTTTTTCCTTGCAGTATTTTCCGTTAATATCAATAAAATTATACTGGAATTGATATAGTTCATAAGTCATTATTGGGTCAAATGATGCATACATATAAGCAACATCTGGCGGTACTTTATTAAATTCAATACCTTTAAATAATGAGTTAAAAGAGGCAACTTTACTATTTTCATCTGCATTATCTACATATTTTTTATATAATACTTTTAGTTTATGCGGTTCATTTTCATTTAAAAGTTGTGAACCTATTTGCGTATCCCAGTATGGAATTATTTTAATTCCGAGCATCCACCAAAGAATATGCATATCAAATTTAGCATTATGCAGTACATATTTTATATTCGATTTGTTCATTCGTTCAAATTGGTCTTTCATAAATTCTTTTGATACATTTGTTTTTAATTCTATACCTGTCATGAAACTCTCATGTTGTACTGGAATATATACTCCTTTTTGTCCAGGTGTATATAAGCATACGCCTGCTATTTTTCCGTCTATTCTATCTAAGCCATTTGTTTCTGTATCAACTGCTATTATGCCATTTGTAATAGCACAGTCTATATATTCTCTAATTTTGTTCTCATTGTCTAATAATTCTAGTCTATCTAATTTATCTGCGAATACTTCTTTAGACATTTCTTTTGCAAGTTGTACTTTTCCACTAATACTTTTCGGTACTACTTTAGCAACTTGTTTTTTACTTGATTTTTTACTCAACATTTCAAGTGCTTTCTTTTGTGCTTCTTGTGTTTTTCTAGCACTAACATTACAGAACATGTCGCCAATTCTTCCCATAATTATACCTCCTTATAAAATAACCACCCCTTATTTGAGGTGGTTATCATTTTAAAATACTGCGTCAACACTTAAATCTATATTTTCTATTTTTGCTCGTTCTTCTAATCTGTCTCTATATACTTTCATAATTACCAATTGTGTGTGTAATAATTCATATGGACAATTTGGCGTAAATTCTAAAGTACCTTTTCTGTATTTTTCTAGCATTTTTTCTAAACCAGCTATTCTATTATTTAGTTGATGATATTCTGCTAAAAATCTTTCCATATAATTGCCACTTAGCATTAAATCTATAGTATCTTTTAATTCCATATTACCACCTCCTAAAATACATCACTTGGTGCAGTAGTTCTAGTTCCACGTTCAGTATGATGCATTGGCTCAAATTGTTGTTCTTGCATTTGATGTTGTTGTGCTGCATGTTGAGGTGTATAAGTTCCTGCTATTATTTGATTCATTTCATCAATATTTGCTTTAATTATTAGACTTCCTTCAAGTTCTTGTTTTTGTGGCAAGTCTTCAAGTTTTACATCGTCTTTACCCATTGGCATAAATTCATATTGAGTTTTTTGGTCACCTTTTTTACCTCGTCTTATAACTTTAATTTTTACTGCTGACAAGTTGCCAAATTCATTTAAGTAAGTTATAATTTTTGATACAAAACTCGAACCTCTCTCCCATATTTGAACTGAGTCTGGGTTATCTGATGCTACAAGTTGTAAAAATAATTTTTCTTTAGGTTTATTACCTGCTTTACATAATGGGCAATCGTCTGGGTGAGATTCTCCATTTTCGTCTACTGAGTTACAACTAACATAACGTTTTTTACCGTCAATTTGTACTTCATGTACTAAAAAATAATCAATGTCTGAGCCGTCAGGTTGATTATATAAAAATCTAACTACTGCGCTGTCACCGTCATCTTTTAAACTGAAGTAACCTCCATTACCTGAACTTTGATATTTACCTGCATTTCCAATTCCTATTTTTGCCATTTTTGTGTTCCTCCTTGTTTTTAGTTTTTGTATAAGTGTATAAGTTTTTAAGCTAGGAGGATATATTTTATAACCCTCCCCCTATTGGGTTATGTATGTTATATATTTATTTTAGTAAATATTGTTAACTTTGTTTCTTACTTTTTTATTCGGTATAAATCTTGGATTTAATACCCATTTGCCCTCATCTGTTTGTATAATAATTTGTCTAATTTTTGCATTACTTCCTTCAGGTGGTCTTAATAATTTTTCTATTCTTTTAATAATTGAAGGTGAGAAATTCTTGCCATTAAATAATAACTTAGATACATTTCCTTTTTTAAATGAGTCTATTGTTAAAACACTTAATTCATTTTTACTTGCTACATTCATTATTTGTTGTTCTTCTTTGCGTAAAGATAACGTTAAATGTTGTTTAGGTGATGTCCAACCTGTTTTAATTTTAATAATAACAGCGTCAACATCTACGTCGCCCATTTTGACTATTTCTAATAAATCATCTAAAGTTACCTGTTGTTCTTCAAAATAAAACACTACTGTATAACCTCTCATATTACATTGCCCCTTTCGATAATTTTAATAAAGCAGTTTTTCTACATATTATATTGAAAACTGTATTATCTTTAACAATTCCCTTGTCGGGGTGATAATAATTTATTAGTTGTCGTCTAAATTTTCTATATAATGCTTCGTTAATATAACCCACGCTCAAAATTCCTTGTATTTTTAAACCTACACCAAAACGCTTAATAAATGCGTCACTTGGTACTAATACTTTGCCACTACCAAATGGTACATAATCTTCTGTATGTTCTGCATTATATTCATTAATATATTTTTTAGCTTGTTGAAATAAAGACTCTATTAAATCCAGTCTCGCTAAATATACAACTTTTTGAGTAACAGTCTTTTTAGGTAGTTTTTTATTATTTCTTGCTTGTTGTCTTTTTACTGTATAATTATTAACCCCGTCAGATAATATAATATACCATACTTTGTTTTCTTTATAAGTATTTACGAAAGTAAATATTCCGAAATGAGTTGATATAACTGTACCAGGTTTTAATATGCTATTCCAGTCTATTCTGTTTTTCCATATATTGCCAGCTTTTGTATAAACTGGATATTGTTTACTTAAATCCTTTCTAGTTATATCAATCATTTTAGTTACCTCCCTAATTACTTATTTGTATATTATATATTTTTCTTACTAAATTTTGTTAACTAATATAATGCCCATATTATACAACTTATTACAAATATCGTTAAGATTATTATAATTGTATCAGGTGTTATCATAATATCACCTCTAATCGCATTTTGTCCAACCGCAATTATAACAATTAATACAGCCACCTGTATGACTTAATTCTGCACCACATTCGGGACATTTTGCAATTTCAATTTTTACCTCATTATCAATTTTAAGTTGAGTAATTTCAGGTTGATTAAGATAATTTAGTTTAAATTGCTCGTGTAATTTTAACAACTCTCTACCTACTGCCTCTGCACAACTTCTGCCGTCACTAATACTTGCTTCAGTTGTTTTTCTACTTACAAATGAAGGACAAGCCACAACGGATTTTAGTTGGTCGACAATTTCTTCAACAGTTGCTCCTTTTTTACCTGCTAATGATATTAGTCTTGATAAACCTACCATATAACTATTACAACCGCCTTTACTTCCTTTGTTTAAGAATATATGGCATAGTTGACCAGTTTTCTTATGGAAATATACAGTCATCCATAAACTTCCACAACCTGTTTGCAGTTTACTGCCAAATGCAATACAATGATTTATGTCGGTGTCGATTGCATTTAATTGAGTAGGTTCAGGTTTTTCCTCTTTAGCTACTCCTTTTAAAATACCTTCTTTTTTACAGCCGTCTCTGAATACAGTTAAGCCTTTACAACCTAATTCATGTGCGGCAACATATGCTTTAAATACGTCTTCAACTGGAGACTCTTTAGGTAAATTTAAAGTACTAGAAATACTAGCATCAATCCACACTTGCCAATCGGCTTGAGTTTTTACTCTACTCATAAAGTCTAAGTCTTTTGCTCCTATCAAATATGCCGGTTTATTATTTAGCATGTCGATATCGTCAGCTTCAATTGCTCGTTGCACAATATTTGGGTATTCCATGTAAACTTTATCCTCAGCGTTTAATGATTTTGTTGTTCTTGCAAAACCGTTGACATCATATATAGGTTCGACTCCAGTTGATACACCGAACATAGTACCTATACTACCTGTTGGTGCTATTGTAAATAATTGACTATTTCTAAGACCATGAGCTTTTATTAAGTCAATAGTTTCTTCATATATTACGCCTTCTTTTATTTTACTTTGTAAATAAAATGAGCTAAGTATATAGTCTGAATTATATGCTTCGAATGTACCTAATTCTTTTGCAAGTAAAGCTGACTCTTGAAGTCCAGCATTACATAATGCCATACCTATTGTTGCTATTAAATTAGAACATCTATCACTTCCATATGGTATTCTCATTTTGATAAGCATGTCGCCAAATCCCATAATGCCAAGACCTATTTGTCTCCATTTTGCAACTGAGTCTCTTTGTATTTGTAATGGGTGTAATGGTAACCCCTCGTCTAATACTTGATTTAATGCTCGTATTGCTACTTTTACAGCTTGTTTAAAACTAGGTATATCAAATGCAGGTCTCTTACCGAATGGGTCTTTTACAAATTCTGCTAAATTAAGTGAACCTAATAAACAACTGCCTCCAGCTGGCAATGGCTCTTCTGCGCAGTTGTGAACTATTATATTATTAGCTATAAAATTGTGTACTCCTTTAACTGTCATGTCATACACATCAGCAGTATAATTTAATTTTGTAACTGATTTTACTATAAAGTTTTTACCTGTATTAACATGATTAACACTATTAGTTTTTTTAGTTTTAGCTTTGACTGCTTTAGCTATAAATTGACCAGTTGCTAAATCTTTGTCAGCGTAACACTTATGACCTAAATTAGTATGTCTACTATGTTTATCATGTTCTAGTACTTCTAAATTACTGTATACATTATTTAAGTGGTTTGCATCTTTATGATGTATGTCTTTATTCTTAATATCAAATCCCATTTGTTCCATTATGAATCTATGATGTTTATAGTATTTTGCATCAGATGATAGTTTAACAACTTCGTCTATTTCATTTCCTTTGCTAAATCCTAACCCATTTAATTTATCTTTAGGTTGTAAATCTACTGCTTTTACCCAGCCTCTATTTCTAGTAAATATTTTATGGTCAGGTGTACAAATTAGTTTTCCTCTATTAAAATCAATTTCAACTAATTCTGCATTTTCTCTAGTTTTCCATACTTTACTTGCTTGCTTGATAATTAATTTACCTTCATCGTTCATGCAGTAAACATAGGGTTGAGTTCCTACTAAATCTTTTATAGGTTTAGCACCTTCTATAGTTTGTATTAGTGTATCACCTACTAAACATGGGTTAACTCCTGCAAACTCAAACTTGCCATTCTTTATATACTCAGATAATAATGTTTCTTTATTAATATTATCCCAAAATAACATTCCAGGTTCTCCCCAGTTCCAGTTATTTTCAGCTAATTTATACATTAATTTATTTGCATTATCGTCTCCATCTATTACTCTATTCATAAATGATTCATCTGTTCTTACTGAGATATTACATTCTTCTAATTTTTCATTTTGAGTTTTTGCGTTTATAAAATCTTCAATTTCCGCATGGTTTACGTCCATACTTATCATTAATGCTCCACGTCTACCTTTTTGTCCTATAGTCTGTGAAGTATTATTGAATGTTTCCATAAATGAAACTGCTCCAGTTGTTGTCAATGCAGCATTATTAACTGGTGAACCTTTGGGTCTTAGTTGTGATATATCAATACCACAACCTCCACCGTATGAAAATGTTCTTGCCAAGTATTTATTAGTGTCGTATATTTCTTCTATACTGTCACCTACTGGAGGTAATACATAACAATTACTATAAGTTACTTTTCTGTCAGTAATTCCTCTTGATGCTAATATTCTACCTCCGAATATAAATTTTTTACTTAATATTAAATCTTTGACAGCATCATCTCCATTTGATACTCTATCAAGCCATTGGTCGAATGTCTCGTCTCCATTTTGATATTTTCTAGTCCAAATATCTTGACCTAACTGCGTGTCTAGCCAATTTTTTAATTCCATGTTCATTCCTCCTTATACTGCTTTTAAATCTATTAATTTTTCTTGTAACGCCTTAACTACTACATTAGCGCCTGCTCTTGAAATACCTATTTGAGAAGCTACTGCAGATTTGGTTGGTTTACAACCTTCAACTAAAGCGTCGCAGAATTTTCTTTGATTATCATTCATCTCGATTGAGTCTAAATAATATTTCAACTCAACTTCCTCAAAGTCTTCTGAGTCTGTTTGACCCATGCAACTATGTTTGTCTTCACTTCCTTCGTCGTCATCTCCAACAAAGTAATCTGAAAATAATTGTGTATGTGTACATTGATTTAATACTCTCTTTTGCATTTTTTCTGCTTGAGTTAAATGTCTTAACTCATTATAAATATATGTGCATATTAGACTTGTTAGTTTAGCATTACTTCCTATTTCGTAATTTTCTAAACCTTTCCAGATTTGTTCCAAAATAACAGATTCTTTAGTAGCTTCATCTACACCTAAGAATTTGTTTGCTATTGAACTGAATTGAGCGTAACCTGTTTCATATACGAATGCTATTATAACGTCTTTGTTACCTGTATGATATTCATTGATTAATTCTTCTACAGATTTTTTACCTGTGAAATTATCCATTATATTTAAAAATATGTTTTGTTTCATAATATTAAACCCCCATCGTTTTATTTATTTATTTTATTTGTTTTACTTTATACTTATATTATATACTAAAGTATGTAATTTGTAAATAGTTTTGAGTAAATTTTATAAAATATTTTTTAAAGGTAGGCTGAGTACTTCTGAACCTAAATCGTTAATGTCTCTTGTATCGTTATAACTATATTGTAGAACTTTTAGCAATTTTGTGTTATTCAATTTTTGAATAATTTTAGCAGTTCCCTCTCTGCCTGCTTCATCATTATCTAATGCTATTACATATTCTCTAGCTGGCAATTTTTTTAATAACTCATACTGTTTACCTCCACCTGTACCTAATAATGCTACTGCAGGTATTCCTAATTGCCATAATGTTAATGCATTGAATATTGACTCTACTATCCATACTATTTTACAATTTTCGATAATACATTCATATCCACCAAATAGAAAATCGGTTTTCTTTATGCCAGGTGGTATTTTATAAAATTTACTATTTATATTTCTTGTTTGAATAAATTTCACATCACCTTTTAAATCTTTTACTGGTAATGTTATTAGCATTTCAGTTGGACTACACCCTATACTAAATTTAGTACAAATTTCTTTGTCTATGCCTCTGTCAGCTAAATACTTACAATAATAATCGTAATTATTTAATACTGAATTCGGAATTGTTGGATACGTGCTAATCGTGTTAGTTCTATTTATATTCAAATCTAATGTTCTAGTTGTTTCTGTCAAAGTAGTTCTATATTTTGATTTTAACCAATTATTGCCATATAACCCACCGTCTTGATAACCGAAACAAAATGAAATAAAATTTGCTAAATCTGAAGTATAGCCACAGGTGAAACAATGTACTGTACCTGCCGGTGTTAATTTTCCATTTTCATATGAATTTACTAATGAAACTCCACAACTTGGCTTGCGTTCTTGTCCAGACTTATGAGACGGACATGATATCATAATATTATCATTCACAGGTTTTATTGAATGCAATAATTGAATTCCATTTACATTCAAGTCTTGTTGTAAATCGGTTAATAATGTCATTCCGTCAACATCAACCGATAATCCGTTTACTGTAAACATTTGTAAAACCTCCTCTCCATGTTTATATATTATATACAAATTTTATAAATTTTGTTAACATAAAAAGACTCCAACTTTTTGAGTTGAAGTCTTTTGCGGTTATTATTCATAAAATATATTATAAGGAGAAAAGTGTAATGGGAATTACTTTTCTTACTTATATTATATACAATTTCATAAAATTTATGTTAACTAATTTTTAAAAAACGTCTACTGGATTTGGCATACCTTGTGGAATATCATTTCTATTATTTTTAAAAGGCAACTCAGTTTCTTTTTGCGAACCTTCCTCAGAAACAAATCTAAAAGTACCTAAATCTATATCCCAACTGTATATAAATTTTTTATTGTTTTCGCCATATCTATTTTTAGTAACTAATAGCGATAACCCTAATTTTGTTTGAACTAATGAAATTACTCTACTACTATTTTGACCTATTGCATCAGCTTCACCAATATCTGCTAGCTCGGGATTTTCAGGTTCTTCTGAACTTGTTTTATTTCTGTTAGCTTGCGCATCAGCTAATATAGGTTTACCTAGTTCTTCTGACAATCTAAATAAGTCCATTGTAATATTAGCAAGTTGTAATCTCCTGTTCTCACCTCGTCTTTCATCGTCCATTAATGATAACTGGTCTATTCCTATAATGTCAGGTTGATATTTTTTACATAATGCTTTTAACATGCTTACTGTCATATATTTGCCGCCTAAGTCTTTTGGAGTTACTACAATAAAAGGCTCTAACTCTTTAGCTCTTTTCTGTAAATCGTTTTCATAATTGCTAAATTCTAAATCTGAAATCGTACCTCTTGTTAATTGTCTATTACTATAATTCATGGCTAAAGTGTCATGTCTATAACCTACTTGCATAGCACTCATCTCACCTGAGTATAATAATACTCTTTTATGTTGACTATGTGCTGAAGTCAAAAATTTTTGTAATAACCATGATTTACCTTGATTAACCCTACCTACTATGGTTACAAATTCCTCACCTGGTAACCAACCTCCAAGTACGTCGTCTAATTCTTTTAAGCCAGTTGAAATTCCCAATAGACCGTCCATACGCTTCTTACTATTAATTTCTTCTAGTTTTTGATTAACAATATTATTAATGTCCGTTCCATGTGTGATAGAGTTGCTGACGAGCAATTTCTCTCCTTTTGCTAATATATTTCTAAGTCCTTCAAAAGCATTTTGTTTTAATAACTCAACTGACTCATTAAATAGTTTGGCAGATTGTCTAAATACATAATCCTCTCTTAAATTCTCTAATAAATATTTAGGCGGTTCTAATACATCAATTAAATCGAACTCAGTAAAAGTTGCTAAAAAAGTAGCTTGGTCTGGAACTTTGCCGTATTTCTTGTAATGGTCTAATATATAATTCCACTCTTTTATATAATTAGGAAAAAAGTCTTCATTGATACCTTCTTCTAAATATGTTTCTATATTGTTTTCAGCTAATATATTATTAATACATTGTAATTCAATCATATTCTGACCTCCTTTGGAGTACGTTGTGGAGGGTTATTAAATTCTACTATTGTAGAAGTTTCTAATATTCTACTTGCAAGTCTACCTCCAACATTATTTACGAATTCATCGTCAATTACGTTTGATGTGAATATATTACATTTATTAGAACTTATTCTGCTATTTATAAGTGGAAATAGTATTGAATGGTCATAGTCACTCAACTTTGTACAACCTATATCGTCCCACACTACTATGTCTACGCTAGGTAATAGTTCTTCAATTTGTAATAGTCGGTCATTTCGTTTTGAAATAGCGGATTTCTTCTGCATTAGAAAATCATCAACATTTACAAATAAACCTCTGCACTGCGTTCCATTATTATGCCATATTCTGCTAAAATAACTAGACATTAATTTTATGCTCCAAGTTGTCTTGCCGTTACCATAATATTTACTATATATAAATAAATTATTTCCTCCAGTTACAAAATCTAAAATATTTGCTTTTAAGTTAGCTAAGTATTGATATTTTTCTATGTCTGCTCCTGCGCTCAACTTTTGATTTTGTGGGTACTGTAACTGTTCAGGTATATTAGCAAGATTTACTAAATAATAATATTGACAATATAAAGGACACCCGCAATTACATATATCACTCTTATAATTATTACATACTGTTTTGAACCAGCATTTAGTTTGCTCAAATTTAAATTCTTTTACATCATACATTGTAAAACCTCCTCTTATATTTTATATATAAAAAGTAACATATTTTGTTAATATAAAAAAAATAACCCTAAAGTGTTTACCAGACACTAAAGGGTTGAAAATGATTTAGATAATACTATTAATGAATTGTATGTATTATATACAATTAATACATATTAATGTTAACTATAAATGTATATTACTTTCTATAAAGTTCTTTATTAATTAATGGTCTTACAGGTTTTAGAGGTTGTAAATCTTTTAATATTTTATCTAATCCCTTTGAAGTAAAATGTATATCTTTATGTCTTACTATAAAGATATATCTACAATCATAATTTGTTATTTCTCCATTATATTCTACTACCCAATCATTATCAAATAAATATTGTTTTATATCTTTACGTCTTAAACCAGTAGCACTGCAAACATCGTTTATAGTATCGCCTTTTATTTTATAATTTAATAATTTGTTTATTTTTTGTTGGAGTTGTTCTAATTGTTGTGTAGTTGCTCCCTCGTCTATATAACCTCCAGTTCTTCTTATTTCTGGCAATACTTCATCCATGACCCATTCTTCAAATTTTTGTGCTGACGGTAATTTAGATTTTATAATCAATCTATAAACATCTCCCTCGGGTATAATATTTACCTCTAAAGTTTTTGTTTTATTTTGAGGGTGAGGTATACGGTGTTTTACAGTATACTTACAATGTTGTGATATTGCGTCATTTGGTCTTTTATACCCTAATGCTTTAGCTACATCACTCGCAACTACATATGGTTTACCATTAACCTCCATTCCTCTTATTTCTCCAAATTCTTCATTAATGAATAATTGTAATTTCTTCATCTTTTTACTCCTCCTTATAAATTAAATATATTTTTTGTTATGTATGTTATATATATAATAATAATTTAACTAAAACGTTAACTAATATCAGTAATTCAAATAAAAAAAATACTGAGTTGAAGGGGGAGTCCTCAACTCAGTATCCAAACAAATAAATAAAATAAAAGGGAGATTTACTTTATTACTATAAAGTATTTACATATATTATATACTAATATGATACAAAATTGTTAACTAATAAATTAAAAAAGTACCTAATAATTATTAGGTACTTAAAGTGGAAAGGGGGTAATACAATAAAAGAAATAATTTGTATTAAGTAACTAAAATCTTAAACTTTAATTACTTATATATTATATACGAATAGTTTATTATAGTGTAAACTAAAATTTACTAAAATTATAAATATTAGTTGAGGTGCGTTAGCACAATAACTTCCGCAGCTTAGATTTTTTTTTATTTTTTTTAACTTGTTTTATTTGTTTAACTAATTATATATAATATACTTTTTGCGACTGTTAATGTTAACCTTAAAATAGTTACAATATTGTAACTTTTTTGTTACAAAATACTCAACCCGTTGATATTACAAGGGTTGAGCAATTTTAGTAAAATTATATTCTGCGATTAACAGTATTTATTTGGTTTACATTATTATTTTGATATGAAGTATGCTTACCTTTATAATTAGGAATATTAGCATCAAGGTTATGCAATATCCAGTCGGTATTAAGTTTAGAAAAATCGAATATGCCGTCATAGCCTAATTGTTTATATTTAATTAGCCATACATCTAGTTTTGCGGCAAGTGCGAGATTATTAAATTGATATTTTTCTTTTATTTTATTCAATGTCTTATTACAGTATATAACCTGAGTTCCTAACATTTTAGTGCTATAAATTTTTTCTGCCTTAAATATAAACCATTTTCTAATTTCAGTCATATTAGGTTCTTGTGCTAATTGAAGTTTGTGTTCGACTATTTTATATTCCTTTTCATTAGGTATAATCTGTTTGCTATTCTTTTTAGATTGTAATTCTTTAAACATATTATGCCTCCTTTTTAGGTTTACTAAATGTTAATCTTGTTTGTATTGATGTTGCTACAGCAGGAGCTATGTCCTCAACATTTAGAAGACCTTGATATAGTAATTGTTGAACTTTCTTTTCATTAATACATGGTTTATACTCAATACATTGTTTAAGGCTGTCTGCGACTGTCTCGTCTTTTTGAGCATCAATTATTTTAGTTAATATGTCTAGCAACTTTTCTTCATTTACAGAAGTTCTCTCCACTTCGGTGCATTTTACACAACAAACACCTGGAACATTATATTCATTTATAGCTCTACTCTTAAATTCAGTTTTTACTTCGTCTGTCAGTTTTTTAGTTTCTGCTTTTACCTCTTTTTCTTGTTCTTTCATTTCTTTACATCTTTCTAATAATTTCACGAATTTAAATTCGTCTTGTATAACGCCTATTTTCATAACTTTTTCTCCTTTATATATAAATTATTGAACAGGAACATACGACTTATGAGACAGTCGCACGTCGCCTATTTTTTACATTTTCCACTATACTTGTCGGAAATAACTTTCATTTCTCCTTTTACTTTATTTGTTTTAAAAGTTAAGATTTTTTCAATGTCGTCTTCGCTCCAATATCTTGCATGATTACCTCCAACTCTAATAAATGGAGGTAATAATGTTCTTCCTGTTGTTTCTTCGTATTCATACCATCTAATTAATGTATTTCTAGTAACATTACATAGCTCAGCAGTTTCGAAAGCAGTGTAATATTTTTTACCGTCTATTATTTTCATATTTATCACGCTCCTATTAAGAATTTTATATCTGAAGGTTGAACTGCTTTTCCGTCTACAATACGGTCAGACAATTCGCCTTTGTCTTTTATTATTTGATGTATTCGTTCATCTATTGTATCTTTACAAATTAGAGTTATAATATTAACTGTTCCTTTTGTTCCTATTCTATGGCATCGGTCTTCTGCTTGGTCTTTTATTGCTTTGCTCCAAGGTTCATCAATAAATATTACTGTATTTGCCGCAGTTAATGTATAGCCAGTACCTAATGCTGGAGTTGTACCTAATATCACTTTACAAGTATTGTCAGATTGAAATTTATTCATTTCTAATATTGGGTCTTTAGATTCTCCAGTAACTAATGCTGGGTTATAACCTAAGCTACTCAACTTAATATATAGTGGATTTATAACTTTAGTCCAGTTGCTAAATATTATAACTTTGTCTGTTGTAGACTCTAATATGTCTAATATTCTATCATACTTCACATTAGTAATATTTTTGCTAGTTAATATGTTCGGGTTTGAAGTAACTTGTCTCAATCGAATTAACTCAGTTAATGGGTTAGGTAATAACATAATTCTATCAATATCCTCAATAATTTGATTAGTGACATCTCTATATAATTTGTCTTGAGAACTATCTAAATCTAATAGCTCGTCAGTATAAATTTTAGGTGGTAAATCAAGTACTTCTTCTTTACGTCTTCTTAGCATATTTTTATTAAGTGAATTTTCTAACTGGTCTAGGTTTTTATAACCTATAATTTCATACCCACCGAATCCACCCATTTCGCAATATATGTTTTTGAAATAAGTAAGTGAATGATTTTCAACCTCTAACCATTTCAACACATTATATAAATCTATTGGGTTGTTCATAAGTGGAGTACCTGTTAATGCTAGTCTATAATAAGAACAGCAACAATGTATTGCTTTACCTTGTTTTGATTGACTATTTTTGCATTTATGAATTTCATCAATTATAGTCATTCCTATTATGCCCTCATTACACATTTTCTTTATTTGACCCTGTATCTCCTTGTCTCGTAATGTTTCAATATTAGTTATTAGAAAATATTCATCATGTATTTGTTTAAGGTCTGCGAGGCGCTCAGCACTGCTACCAATAACAGTTTTTCCTTTTCTATTAACTCTGCTACCTAATATGTGTGCTTTTTCATTAGTATGTATTTCTACCTCTTTATACCAGTTCCACTTCAAATTATTAACGCCACATACTATAAGACAATGTCTCATTTTATGCTTTCGTGCTACTGCTATATCTAATGCCTGTTTTGTTTTTCCTAGCCCTTGCTCATCACCAAGTAAAAATTTATTATGAGTTAGTGCATAATTAAAAGACTCTATTTGATGTTCGAAAGGTTTTGTTCTACTCAAATAGTCTGCATCTTGTTCATCATATATATCAAGCATTTTTAAATACTTTTCAAATTTCTTTGGCACTTCACCGCATATTTGAATATCTTCAAATTTTAGTTTATCGAGTATTATTGGAAAATAGTCTATCTTGCATTCCCATAATTTACTATTGCGATGATAATATCTAGTTTGAAAAGAATGTATTACATCTAAAATAGTTGGGTTATAGTCTCCCTTAATAAAGAGAGACTGTTTATAATTCAATTTTTGTGAAAAATCAAATTTTAGTTTTATCATTTTTCCGCCTCCTTGTATATTTTTATCTACAAGTACTTTTTATTTTTATTTCTTCTATTGTTAAAAATCCAAATTGACGTATATGTTCAACAAATTCATTCCAATTTTTATAACCTTCATTATCTAATTTAAAAGTATGATTTTCACTTGGTGCATATGCTTCAAATTCATCAATCCACGTATAACTATAAAAATCTACAGTATTATTGTCTTCTCTTAAATTATAATATTCTCTTTTTAATCGACTATCATATATCATTGACTTCATTTTTCATATCCCCTTTTTATTTTATATTGAGGTTTTTGTTGAGAACCTCCTAACTCATATTTATTATAAAACTGTTACTTTATTAGTATCGTCTACTTCTATAAGTCCCATTGTTTGTAATTCGTCTAATGCTTTTTCAACTAATACTTGAAAATAATCATCGTATGTAGTGTTTTCTCTATAAGCTAATTCGTCTGCTATTGTTTCTGCATATAATGTAGGTTGTTCACCTGTTTGGTCTTGTGCTTCTTTCATGCTTTCTGTTAATAAATCTAATACTTCCATTGTTTTTCTTTCTTCAAATTTCATCATTTTTCATATCCCCTTTACTTTTTATTTCTTATTTGTTTTTCTTTATACTTATATTATATACTTTTCTATGTAATAAGTCAAGTGTTTTGCATAAATTTATTAAAATTTTTTTATTAACCCCTCCATAATTTGAAGGGGTTAAAGGTTACTATTTTTTAACTGGAACATAAACGCTAGCACGATTTACAACTGATTTAAATTCATCTAATGAATGTACTTTGAATTTTAGAGTGAAAGCATAGTCTTTAACAATTCTGCTATTATCTAAGTTTGCTTGTTCGTCTTCGCTATATAGTTCTTGTCTAACTGCAACTGTTACTTCTGTATTACTAACATATATTTCAACTAATTTCTTGCGACCTAGCTTAATAACTGAATGGTCTGAATTATGTTTTAATGTGAATGTATTTTGTTGAGTTGTAAAATAATCAAATATTTCGTTTGCTAAATCGTTGCTAGTGTTAACATTTACTTGTTTAGGTTCTACTGGTTTAATGTTGTCCGGGTTAAAAGTTTCTAATGCTTTAAGACCTACTTTATAACCTAAATCTGTAAGTGTGATGCCATGGTCATATTGTTTTGAGTTTTTATTATATTCGCCTTCAGTATCTATTATAACAAGTCCTTTTCTAACAAGACTACCTAAAACACCTTTTGCTCCTTGTATTCCACAGCTAATGTTTTCAGTAATTACAAAATCCCATGTACTAGCTACGCCACAACTTCTATCGAAACAGTTATCATACTCATTAGTTTTTAATATCCACATAGCTTCTTTTTCTAAATCTGTTAATTTAACATCTGGAGTAGGTTCAGGTTCAACTGTTTCAGGTTCTACAGGTTCAGGTTCTACTGTTTCAACTTCTGTAGTAGGTTGTTCTGTTTCAGGTTCAACTTGTTCTACAGGTTCTACTGTTTCAACTGGTACTATTGGTAATTCAACTTGTTCTACTGTTTCAGGTTGTACTAGATTGTACCATCTTAACATTGATGATGCAGATATTGTTTTATCGTTTGATAATTGATATTTTACTTTACTATCTATTTCTGTAATATTATTTATTGTAAAAACTTCGCCGTTCTTTTTATTTTCTATTTGACTACCTATGATTAATGTACCTAATTCGCTTTTTTTCATTTTTCATACCACCTTTTTATTTCTTATTTGTTTTTCTTTATACTTATATTATATACTTTTGTATGTAATAAGTCAAGTATCTGAAGTAAATTTTTTCACTTTTTTTTATAAAAAAAAATAGACCCGATATATTGGGTCTATTTCGTATTTATATTTTTTCTACATATTTATTACTTAATGAAATCCAACCGGCTCCAGATTTAAGTCTACCCCAGTTGTTTTTTTCTTCTATTATTGTGTATGCGTCGCCTTTGTGAAGTTCGCCAACTTTTTCATATGAGGTAGAAGGACCTGTTCTAATATTTAACTCGTCTACTATTATTCTAACTACATAAGATTTGAATTCTGTGTCTACTGGTTTTGCTCCTTTTACTAAATTCATAAACCAAGTCCAGTCATATCCAAAACGTTTATGTCTTAATAAATATGGGCAATCTTTTTTAGTCCAATAATAATGTTGTACTATATGGTTAGTTGGTATAGAATATTCTTTTGTTAGTTCAACGCATAAGGCTGCGCAATTTTCCCAGACTAATTTTTGTTTTGTTTTATCACGTGAATACTGGCAGTTTTCTATACCTATTGAATGTCTATTTCCTTTTCCGTATTCTCCGTCGCCTGCGTGCCATGCTACTTTGTTAAATGGTATTTCTTGATATATTTTATTATAGTCTACTGTAACATGCCACGATGCTATTCTATAACCTCCAGATTTACCATATTTATTAGCATTACGTAATGCTTTATCCCATGTCACACCTGGAACATCATCGTCGCCGACATTATGAATTGTAATATATGAAGGTGTTAATGAATAACTTGGCACTACTTTACCTGAAGTCATTAAATCTCTAACAACAACGCTGGCATGACCAATAGTACTGCCATGTACTAATTTATGATTGTTTATTTTACTCGACATTATATCAACTCCTATTTTTTAAACCCTATTGTTTTATCCTCTTTTAAAGTTTTGTTAAGTTCTTGCACAGCTGACTCAATCATTATATCTAATTCTGCTTGAGTAATAGTTATACCATACTCATACAATAATTGGACTATATGATTTTCACATTGTGCTTTTTTATCGTCGCCATGAATATCTTTATAAATTTGTTCTACTGCTTTTACGCAATCTTTTACTACAATTTTTTTCAGTTCTGTATTTACATATTTTTGATACAGTCTTTTTCCGACTATACCTATATATGCTACTATGACTGCTAGAAATGTTTGAATAATATTTCCTGCTATTTGATTAATTAACTCTTGTATCATGCTCATGTTGTTGTTCAACCTCCTTTTTTAACTGGTCATATATTGAATGTACATAACCATTACCATGCAATTCGATATATCTATCGCCTGCGTGAATTCGTTCCTCCAATGATAAATTTTCATTCAAAATAACAAGTTTTAAAGTATACATTGTATTTTCTTCCATTATTTCTTGAAATTCATGAATTTTATCATATACTGCTTTCATTGCTTTGCATACTTTGAAAAAAGTTGTAACAATTATAGTAAGCGCAGTTAGAAGACTTGCTAAGTATAATATAGAATTTACTCCCATGCTAATACCTCCTTGTTACTTATATTATATTATAAGTAGGTATAAAACTATAAATAAAAAACTACTTACATATATAGTAAGTAGTTTTAAATAGTACATAATATTTTTAAATTGCTAATTTAAATTAGGCTTTAGGTACGAATGTTTTACTAACTCCATCTATAGTCACGACCAGTTCTCCATTAGAGTTAAATGACAATTGAGATTTATCGACTTTATTATTTACATCTTGTTTAGTTAAAAATCCACTTGGGTTACATAGAACTAAATCATTAACATAGGTATTACCATAAAAATCTGTTACATTATCTTTAACTGTAAAAGCAATAAATATACCATCTGTGTCTGAATATGAATCACTTATAGTAATTGTTTGATATCCGCCATTAGAAAAATCTGAAAGTTCAGTTATTAATTCTTTAGATTTTCTATTATAAACTTTTATTATAACATCACTACCTGCTGAAACAAATAATTTATATTCAGTCATAACAGAAGCTGGTATATATTGACCATAACCTATTCCTTCACTATCTTTTTGTTTAATTTTTATATTATGATTATAATATTGATTCTGTTTTACCCCACTTGTACTATCTAATTTCTCATTTATTTTATTAGCGTCCCAAATAAATAAATTATCGAATAAAGATGCGTATTCCCCAGTATCTAAAGTTTTTATTGAACCATTTACAAGGGCATTTAACTTAGAAGGGATATTTTTAATTTTAGAATAATCAATACTTTTTAAATAATCATCATCTAATAAATTGGTAATTTGCAAATATGAAAGAGAAACATTTTTCACCTCATAAAATGTATCAGAACCATCATCGTATGAATAATCATCAACATATATATAAAATTCATTAGTGTTATTATCGAATCCAAATTCTATTGTAAATGACTTAGATGTGCCTTCTTCAGTATAAGAAAGCGTTTTCGAACTGGAATAATCGTTACCTGTCAACTCTACTTCTTTTGTTATATTATTTGTACCATCATTATATGTGACAATGGCATTTACCAATTTATTAGAATCGGAATATAAAGCTAAAAACTTATTTTCAAAATTTCCTAATACTAAGTTGTCTGGTACTGTTATTTGTTCATCATTAAATAAATATGCCTTATAATCAGTTCCATCTAAATTTATATTTTGTTGAGAAACTGGTACTCCATTTTGAATAATATGGTGTGTATTTTTTATCGGAATTATTTCTAGTCTGTTCACAACATCTTTAAGTTGTGTACTATTAGTTTTTATTCCTGTCTCCATTCTATTAAGCTCAGCAGTTGTAATTTTAGTACCGTCAACCCATGTTTTTGAATTAAATGTTCCATCTTCTGTAGTAGCGGATAATGGTGCGGCATATCTTGCTACTGCTTTATTAACTACTGCCTTATTAACTTCATTAGTATTTGCTCCCATTTTTTCGAATAATGGAGCTAGAATATGAATACAAGATTCTACCGGTGGTAATGTTACAACTGAGTTTTTATTAGAGTCTAATAATCTTATCTGTATTGTATATTCACCTAATTCAGTATCCTCATCTGTAAGTTCTTCGTTTATTGTAAGTAAAACAGCTCCTTCACGTGTAGCTTGAATATCAAATTCAATTTCTATGTCGGCTGAGTCGTCTTTTTTAAATTTAACCTGAGCGTATGCTGCTTGCATACTTTTTATTAAATTATTAGAGTCATCATTATCATACATATATTTGCTATTAATTATTGAAAAAACTAATTGAATATTTTTATCGTATTTGTATAAATAGATGTCACTATCTATAGTTGCTGTATTCCCATTTACTGTTATAATGCAATCTCTACTTATCATCTTTTTTATTTTCCTCCTTTTCTTGTTTTAATTTTTCATACTGTTGTTGTAAAACAATATATTTAGCCTTGAATAGATTACATTCTTCTATTGCGTCAGCTAATTGTTTTTTGTATAAGTTTAACATAACTTCAATATCGGACATATAAATCACCTCTACTTAATTATATAAAAAGAAAGGTGATATGTTAATATCACCTCTATATTTATTCTGCATAAGTAATTTTTATTTTGCAAGTACCTGAACATACTGAATAATGTGCTTTATCTTGTGATGCAGGTACAAGTCCAACTCCTTTTGCTTTCATGAAGTTTGCTATATCTGTGCTACTTGTTAATGTAATTATTCCAGTTGAACCTGCACTGACAGACACGGATTTACTAAAGTCACTTCTAAAGGAAGGTGTGCTACTTGGTCTTGAACTATAGTTATGTGTTTTTACTCCATGTAAAACTTCTCCATAACTACCTCCGCTTTGTCTTGTAAATGTAATTACTATTTTACTAATATTTTTAGTAGCATAATTACTCAATTTATTACCGAAGAACCAACAACCTACGCAATCACCGTAACCATAATCACCTTGTCTAACTGTACCGTCTTTTTTCCAGTTGTTATAAACTGTTTTTCTATAAGTGTCGCCATAATCGGCAGTTAGTGTGATAGTTTTAGTTTCTGTTGATGTGTCAGTATTTGTATTTGTGCCAGGTATTGTAGTTCCATTGAATGTTGCGCCTTCTGCATGAATAGTACCATTTGAACTTGTATTATAATGATTTGTACTACTGTTTCTACTAGTTTGAGATGTAGCACTAAATGATATATCTGAACCTGACAAACTGTAAAAAGCATATGATGAAGTTGACCCCTTTGTATTTGTGCAGTATACTTGAGATTTTACATATGCACGTATTCCATTATAGCAATTAACAAAAGATACATTATCCACTTTACCTTGAGCAAATGAAGAAAATTCTATTCCACTATTATTACCGCTGCTATTACTTGCATATACTTTGCAATCGCATATTTTTAAACTTGTGTTATATACGAATATTGAATAATTTCCGTTATCTCCTACATAGCCTGCATTAGGCATTATTACGCCATTATTATTATCCGCAAATTCATATTCCATAGTTTTTATACCGAAGTATAAATAGCCTTTAATTGTATGGTTATTAAAGTTTAATATTATTTTGCCGTTATTTTGAGTAGTAAAATTCAAATTACCTTCATAATCATTAGCAAATATCAACGTAACTTCATGACCATTTAAATTAGTCGGACAAGCTTCTTGAAAAGCAGATAATGTTGTATAAGTACTTCCATGTTCAAATTCATCTGAATTTACGCCTGTACTATCAATAGTGATAGTAACGTCTTCGTCTAATACAGGTTGATATCTAGAATTATTAATAGTATTAATTGTTAATATATCAGTTGATATTTCACTATTAACAGATAGAGAATCTAATTCAACTCTACCGTCATCTCCAACTTTGAATGACCCGTCTTTACTTGAAAATGTAGAACCTGATATATCTCCAGTAAATTTAGCGTTGACAGCTTCAATAGAGCCATCAGCTAATATCTTAAAATTATTATTAGCAGTTACAAGTCCTTCTAATGATATTTGATTTGCTTTGAATTTTATATCAGAATTTGCTATTGCTGTGATTGTCGCATCAGTCAATGTTAAACTTGATTGCGTAGAACCTTTTTTTACTAACCATTCGAATTTCTCACTTGTTTGAGTGGCTATAGATACTGCTGTTTCTGCTTTATGGTTAGCCTCCCACTCACTACAATATTGCGGAGTGGTGAATCCTACATTACCGTCAGTATACCAAATTTTATATGCACTCCATAAATAGTTACCTTCTACGTAAGCTGGAATATCAAGAACCCACCCATATTCTGCAAATGTAGGAGCTGTAGTTTTAGAAGTAGATACAAAATATATTGTTAATATATGGTCTATACCTACACCATCACTACCTTGCTCACCTTTAATTTTAGCCCAAGTATAACTACTTGTGTCGTTTGAGTCACTTTGATTAAAATCTGTATAAGTTCCTATATAAGTACCTACAGTCTCGCCATTGTTTGCAGTAAAAGTTGTTCCTCCGTCATCAGAATATTTTATGTGTAAATAGCTTGTTTTCCCATCTGTGCCAACTCCAGGTATTCCTTGTTCTCCTTTTTCTCCTTGTAAACCTTGGAATCTGTACCAAGTGTATTTTTTAGGGTCAGTGCTATCCGATGGGTCAAAATCTACATAAGTCCCTATAAAAGTATTTGGAGTTTCTGACATTTGAGCAGCTGTAGTAGGTTTTTCTACACTAGAATATTTTATATGAAAATAAGATGTTTTACCATCTGTGCCGTTTGTACCATCAGCCCCGTTTTTACCTGGAGTACCTGGCACTCCTTGTTCACCTTTTTCACCTTGTAAACCTTGAAGTCCCGGGTCACCCTTATCTCCCTTAGCTCCAGTAATACATGCAGGGTTGCCATAAGTTTTGTCTCCTTTATTTGTTACATATACAGTTCTTAACCATATATATTTACCAGCCTGCGGATTAGGAGCAGTTTTATCCCAAGTACCTCCTGTTGTAGTAGTATTACTATTTGATAAATAAAACTCATTGTATGTTTCTTTTATAGACCCATCTACTGCGGTACTGGTACTTGTGACAGTTGACTTAATACTATCAACAGTTTGTTTTAATTGAGACGCTTGCGTAATAGCCGCATTGGCTTTCGAATTAGCGTCATTTGCTACTCCTTCGATTGTACCTACATTTGTTTCAATGCCATCAACTGTTTGAGATAGAGTAGAATATAATACTTTTAGTTTTACTTTTGTTCCGTCAAGTTGTTCAACTTCAGTATCAGCTATAACGCCGTCAATTCTTTTTCTTTGTTCATCAACCGATAATTTTATTTGATTTAATTCTTCTAAGCTACCTGCATTTAGAATAATTGTGCCATCATCACTTACTGAGAGGGCGGTACTTCGACCGCCATTTGTAAGTAAATCTATAACTGTATCAATATTCATATCTAACTTAGTATTTCGTAAATCGTCAATTTGTTCTTGTAAATTTTCAGATTGTGCTTGTTTTTGTGCTGCATTAAGTTTATTGTAATCTTCAGTTTGTTGTTGCATTGAGTTTTCCATTTCTTCAAGGTCGGTTTGAGAAACTTCTCCTTTTTCTAATACCTCTAGTAGAATTTTTTCAAGCTGACCATATGAATTTTTATACTTATTATTTAATTCCAGTATATGTTCTAAATTAGCCATATTATCAATCCTTTCTTATTCTACATACTAATATAACCTTGCCAGGTTGATTATCTTTTAGTTTACGTTTGTAAACTGCACCACTAACAGTTGTAACTTCAATAGTAGTCGCATCTCCGTCAGCATCGAATCCACTACATATTCCTACATGCGAAACTGACATAAATCTTTTTAAATCTTTGCCGTCTCTATCCCAAAATATCAAGTCACCTTTTTCTATATTTGACCAATTAGTTGTATCAATTCCAGTTGCTACCCAACCTTTTGATACACAATATTTAGCAATATCGGCAGCATATCGACCTGGGTCAAATGCCCAAGGTATAGTTGAACTTTTTTTATCTCGTGAAGTCCATTTTTTACTATAAGGCGACTCATTATACGGAATTCCTCTACAGCATAATGATACGAATGTTGAACAGTCTATATGATATTTACCGTTACTATCTTTCCATTTAGTTTTGTTCTTGTCTGGGTTTGTATAAGTTAATGGGGTTTTTGTATTATATACAAATTTTGCTCTATTTTCCCAATAAGTTTCACCGATTTCAATAATCTTATCTTTTCCTATAAAATCGCCACAATCTGTGTATGTGCCATTACCATGATTAGCAGTAACAACTCCTATATATTTTTTACCATTGTATTGATTAGTTCTGTCTGGATTACTTAAACATAGTATTGAATATTGAGTATCTGCCTTACATATTAATGCGCCGCTACTACAGTCATCGCCTTCATAATATATTATATTTGATTGCGTAAATTTTGTTGGCTCAGTATCTTTTTGTGTCTTAAATTTATACTTAGCCCAAAATGTATCAGATACAGCTGAATAAAATTTAATGAATATACTTTTTACAAGTCCGAAATCTTTATCATCTTTAAATTCCATAATGTACTCCACATTCTTTGCAGTTTCTTCAGGTTTTGTATCGTCTGAAGGTGTATATCCTATCACTTTATTTTTTATCGCAGTTTTTACTTGATTATAATAAGTTTGAGTACTTGCTTTATCAGCACAAGTATATCCATCTGAAGTGTCTGGAACATTACCTATATCAAGGAATATAACATATTGAGTTTTATTACAGTATGTTTCAATTATATTATTATATTCATCAACATTTGTATTTATAGTTTGATAATCAGCTAATACAGAAGTTGCATGCCATTCTTTTGCAATAAATATTGGAGTTTTCGGATATTTAACTAATAGAGTTTCTACTAGATTTATTACATTCTGTGCATCGTCTGTAGTTAGATGATTTATTCCAAAATGTAAAAATATATATTCAGGTTGAGTTGGGTAAGGTAATGAGTCAGCAGTTTCCCCAACTTGTATATATGAGACTAATAGGTCATCTTCATAGAACATGTCTGCAGTTGCACCTGGCACTCCTTTAGCTGTAAATGCATTTAAGTCTTTATTCTGTACTATTTGGTCATCGATAATAATTTCACCGTCAGCTCCTGTACTTTCTGTATTAGTAACAAGTTTATCTTTTTCTACTAATTCATAAGGTCTTAGACAGAAGCCGTATTTATATATGTCAGAATATACCGGCATATACATTATTGCTTTAGGCCACCAATCCCATTTTCTTGCATGTGCTACCATATGAGTGCCATTTTCTTTGCCACAATATATTAATGTGTGATGTGTAAAGTTCTTTGCTATAGCTTGTGCTCTAGTAAATGTTGTAGGGCATGTTTTATTAGTCATCATTATAATATCGCCAGGTAGCATATCCTCTATAGTAGTTTTTGTTATTTTAAACATTTTGTAACCTGATTTTGCAGTAGCTCCTGCAACTAATGTACCATAAGCACAACTCTTAGCATATACAGACTTCATGCCAGCTTTTAAATATGAACATGATACTAATGATGAACAGTCGTAACAAATTGGATTTTTTATACCATATATTGTACCTCTATATTTATTCGGTTTATCAAAGTTAACAGTTCTACTACCTTGGTCATAAGTAGCTATTTTTTGGTCAACGTGTTGTGATACTATTTTCTTCGCTGTATCTACTATTATTTTTCTAACTTCCGAACCTGTAGGTTGAGTTGTTTGTTGTTGTCCAGGTTTACTATCACCAGTATTACTAACTCCAAGACCATATTTTTTACCTTGCTTATCTAGTATATAAGGTAAACTACCATTTTGTGATTGATAGAAACATAAATATAATTCTATATTATTAACTGTACCAGCTGGCTTACCGATTGAATTTCTATAATCTACCCAATCTTTTCTATAAGATGCGAAATCTCCTGTACCACTTTCTAGTACTTCATAGCATTTAATTCTATAAGCAGTAGGTAAACTAGCGAAACTTAAATATGAATTTTTAAAAGTGAATCCATATTTTTCTGCAGTATATTTTGCAACTATCCAAGCTGCCGCTCCTATTCCCATATTATTACCTATCAACATAGCGAATATATTATAATGACACCAGTCGGCAGAAACTCTCAATTCGTGACAACCGAACATTATTTGATTGCTAATATTTTTATTTACTACTACGCCATTTAGAGTAGTAGTTCCACCTTTGTTAGGTTGCATTGTACTATAAGAAGGTGTAAATGTTGTTGTTGAGCCGTCTATAAAAGTTATCGTTTGTTTTTTATTGAAATATACAGAACGTTCGCATTGCATTAGCCCATAGCCGCCTCCGCTATATGAAGTTGCAGATGTTGGATTTCCTCTTGACTCTCCACAAATACACATAAAAACAATGTATGGGTCTAATCCAAATTTAGGCGCCCAATAATTAACTATAGTAGGTATTTTATATTTATTATTGGAGCTAACTATTGCCGTGAATTCTGGGTCATTAATTGATTTACCTAAATTGTATTTACTATAATATTTTATAGCTTCTGCATATGCTTTAGTGTCTTGCGTTATGTCACCTTCTTGTTGTTCAGATATTTTAATAATTCCATAATTTTTTAGGTCATAAATTCTTTTATCACCTAGCCATAACCCTTTGTCTAAAGTATTTATTTTTATTGCAGTATAGTCTTCTAAGTCCTCGCCAATATCGTCTGGCAATTGTGGAATATCAGGTTTTAGGTTATTAATAATATTGTCTATTATTTTATCCATGTTTGTCTTGTCAACATTTAATTTTGCAAGTAAATTTTGTATTGCTAACCTATCCGCTGGAGTTAATTTTCCAACTCTAAGGTTTAATATATTTGATACTGCTTCCTTAATAATATCGTCATTACTATAATGTCTTATTTTAGATTTTACTGACTTATAATTACTTAGAGTTATTTTATTTTGAGCTGGGTCAGTAAATGATATTTGTAATGTACCTACCCTAGCAGCTAAAGTTATGTCTGGGTTAAATTTTGGGTTAAATACTTGAACTGTATCTCCTATATTTATATTTTCATATTCAGATTTTTCTAAATATATAGGAACTTCGAAATTAACTTTTACGCTTTTTACTTCTTGTAATTTTTCATAAGTTTCCCATAATAAGTCGATAGGAGTTGTAGCACTATCTGAATTATAAGAACCTAGAATATATTTTCCTCCATTGTTATAAATTTCATGAATTTTTGGGTCAACTAAATAATCTTGACCTAGAGGTTTATTTAATGGGTCACCTCTGTATACGTCCCATGCTATATCTGAAAATGTAATTCCATTTTTTCCTTGTGCTATTAAACCACTATAATAATTACTGCCATCGCTTGTCTTTTTGAGTCCATATTCATTCCAATTATACTCAATTCTTAAATCAGTTTTATTACCTAATTCACCGTTTGCGTATACGTCTATATAAAATTCATACTTGCCTTGAATACTGCTTATACGTTCTATACGTATGTCTAACTCAATATTATCAAATAATGATATTAAATCCTGTAATACAGTATAGACTGGGGTAATAGAAGTAATATTCATGCTTTTTCCTATATTTGCCAATGTAGGAGAAATATTTCCTACTTTAAAGTTTGTATCTTGCAAAATACTTGTAAGGCATGTCTCAATAGTACCTTCAATAGTAATAGGTCTAACATGATTTTGGTATAGTTCTAAAGTACATGGCACAGCATAGACGTTTCTTGTAACATATAGAATTCCTTCTGTATCTTTTATAGTTTCTATTTGAAACATTTTTAGTTTATTTCGCCAATAGAATACCATGAAATTTTTTTCTTCTAAAAGTTCACTATTGTTATTATCTAAAATAATATCAAACTCATAAGTAAATGCACCTGTTTCTAGGTATTGAATAAATTTATCATTACTTATGTTTGATGTTTCTGTATCTATTGAGCCTATATTATATTTTTTATTATCTAAAATATATATTTGCATATTACTCAGCTCCAATCCATTTTTCTTGTATAATTCCACACGAATAAATATTCGTATCATTAGTAAATATTTTTATGGGATTTATACCTTTTTCTATATCAAAGAAATAACTACCTATATCCACAAGGTCATTTCTAAGTTCTTGATTGAGATATACATTTCTATTTTCAAAGTCTATATCAATAACATCACCCTCACGAAATTCGATTTTATTATTTACAGTTGTGTCAACCTTTGATATACCCTGTACCTTTAAGCTATTAAGTGCCATGTCAGTACACTTATCAATATTACCATATGTTCCCATGTATAAAATAAAGTATGATAGATTTTCTGTAGCTGTATTATTTATTGTTTTTGTAAATTTTTTATTAGCTATTATATTACCTTGATATAATTTGTTAATTGATACAGTCCATACATGATTGCCGTTACTATCTTTAACCCTAGAAATTGATATTTTGCCATAAAAATCATTCCAATTACCTAATACACCAGACATATAATTTGTAACTTTGACTTCGTTATTATTTATAGTAGTATAGTTATTCGGTTTTCTGACTTTTGTTTCATCTTGATATTCACATTTTAATCCAACATATACTTTTGGACAGTTATATTCAAAATATTCTTGGTCGTCACACATTTCAAATTTGAAAATCCTTTCGCCATTAACTCCCATTCCGTATAATTCAATAACTCCGGTTTTATCGTCCGCAGTTTCTTGTGGCGTATCATACGTAATCGTAATGACTGGGTCGTCTGTAAGTGGGTACAAATTACCTGTACAAATATAACCATCGTAACCTTTATAAGGTTCTGCAAGTTTGTAATAATTTCTTACAACGCCATCGCTACCTTTACTTGAATATGTTTTAGTTGAAATTATTCTAACAACTCCATTTTTAGGAACTACTATTAATGAAGTAGAATCCCATGAATATGAGGCTCTAATACTTGTAGGTTGTTTCGCTACGACATTTCTTTTTGTTGTAGTAATAGTTGTCGATACGGTTTTTGCCTTTGTATAATTTTTATTGCAATAGATAGAAGTTGCTCCATTATTAACTTCTGAGTCAGTAAACTTTAACCAACCATTTACTATATTAGCATTTTGTATTATATGACCTTTTTTTAGTGTATGCACGCACAAATAAGAAGTACCAGGGCCTGTTCTACATTTTAATGTTTTTGATTTAACTTCATATACAGTTTTAGTACCACCAGCATATACTGTTTCTTTGTCGACTGGCACTAAAGTAGGGTCGCCATTTACGCCGGTTGACTTCATTGTTAAATATGCCTCTACTTTAAAATCGTCTAATGGTGCAGTTAAATTTCTTCTTACTTGCACACCTTTCCATACATTTGTATCAGTAGAACTATTAGAAGGTAGAGTACCTATACATAATCCCGAATTTTCATTTGTAACTGCTAAAGTTCCTCCACCGCTTCTATTACTATCAATAGGTACAGTAGAACTTACCCAATTTGATGTTGTTGTGCATGGGTCATTTAGTGCAGTTGAATATGGGTCTTTGGACTCAAGCTCTAAGCTTGGATAATCACCTACTAATAAAGTTTCTTTAGTAACTTGATTTTGTAATTGCAAGAAATTAGCATTACTTGAAAATACATTAGTAAAGAATGGTTTTGTTTCCACATCGCCAGTATTTTCAATATTCACTAATGTTTTATTCTCTTTATTATCTGTTACTTTTAAATCCACACTATAGAAAAATGGCATATAACATATTAAATGTGCCTTAGCTAATACATCTAATGCTGATTTTGGAGTTAAGTCGATATCGTCTGAAATTATGCCATAAGAGAACTTAGTTTCATCAAATAATTTAACCTCTACTGGTACTTTTGAATAAAGTAAATTCTTTAAGTCTCTTATTTTGCTTTTCAAGTCTGCTTCGTCATCACCTGAAATAAGAATTGTTATATCATATTCAATAGGAGCATATTTGCTCCCATTGAATACTTCACCATCTCTAGACGCAATGTCTAAAGTTTCTATTTTCTTTTTCGGTAATAACACTCTTGTTATATTTGTAACTAAATATAATTCATTTATTTCACTTTTATTGAACATGAAATAATTTACCATTGTGTTATGCCCTCCAATCTATTTAATCTCATTGTTGTCGTGTCATTATGTGTTTTGACTGGTGCCGCTACTTTCTTACCTACAACTTCTTTATCCATTAGTATAGTTGAGTCTATATTACTTGCACCTGACACAAAACAATCTTTTATTTTATTATAGTCTATTTCTGTATTTTGTTGAGCAATAGTTCTCTCTAAACTTTGTATAGCGGCAACTGTACTATCATTTTGTACTATATTTTGAGTACTAACATCACCAGTATTGACAGATAGTGCTTGTGATATATTTCCAAGTTTAGCAGTTTCTATTATTTGATTAGAAAAATCTCGAACCGCTTTTAATGTATCTTTACTTCCTAATTTTATACCTACGTCTATACCTTTAGGTAAATATTTACCTACTTCATCTCTCATAACTCCCGATGGTGAATGTATTTTAAATGAAGATTTAAACCCAGCTACTACACTACTAGCAAAACTACTTATTTGACCTCTTAGCCAACTGCCAGCTCCTTTAATTCCATTCCATAAACCTTGAACTATTTGTCTACCTATTCCTACTACTTGAGAAGGTATACTTCTAAGTCCACTTAATATTCTGTTCTTAAAATTAGAGGCAGCTTGCATACCTTTACTAGCAAATTGAGAAGCAAAATTAATTGCTCTTGAAATACAACTTGATAAATAACTCCATATTCTTCCAGGTAGTTGAGATAATGCACTTGATGCTCTACTCACAAATTGAGAACCCGCTTGCTGTGCTTTTGTCCACATTTGACTTGCCCATTGACTAGCTCTATTATATGTTTGAGTTAACCAGTTACCAATTCTTGAAGGTAACTGAGTAAAGTAATTACTAGCACTTTCGATAAATCTTGAGCCAGCTTCTTGAGCTTTGCCAGGTAATTGACCAGCCCATTCTGCAACTCTATTATACGTATCAGTCAACCATTGTCCTATCATGCTAGGTAATTGTGAGAACCATTGACCTATTTGTGTAAAATATGTAGGTACAGTTTGAGTAATAAAATTCCAACCATTTACTATTGCACTTGCTATTACACCTCCTACAACTCCTATCGCAGTTCCTATCATACTAGGTAGGTTATTAAAAAAGTCACCTATTGCACTTAATCCATTTGATAATATAGTCATTATAGAAGAACCTAATTGACTGAACCAACTTGTAATTGAATTCCATGCAGATGATAGCGCATTCGTAATACCTTCGCCTATACTTCTGAATATATCAACTACAAATGTTCCTAAGTCTTGTAATACATTAAGTACATTTTCTCCTAAATGAGAAAATAAGTTCTGTACGCCTTGCAGTGCGCCTTCAAAGTCACCTGAGAATAAATCCTTCAAAATAGAACCTACGTCTCTCCAATAGTCGAGTATAAGGTCAAAACCGTCTTTAAATACTGCGTATAAATCGACCATTGCATCTCCAAATGCACCTGATATTGAATATCCCCAATTTATAATTGGGTCAAATAATGTATTCAGTCCATTCATGAATACATCTTGTAGTGCTTGCATGGCATTTTGTGCTATTTGACCTAAACCGTCAAATATTTTATTAATTGCATCTTGCAATTTTTCTCCCATTTGTGCAAAGTCTTCAGGTATTTTATCAAAGTTACCTGTGAATATGTCTACAAATATATCTTTTATTCCACCTAATAACGCTTGAATAATATTTACAAAACCTGATATAACATTTCCAAGACCTTTAAAAACTCCTGCTAATGCCGGTGAAAAACTTTGAACTGCCATTAAGAAGTCTTTCCATAACTTAATCCAAAATGCTCTAAAGGCTTCGCAATGATTCCATAAATAAGTGAAACTTGCAACTAATGCCACGATAGCCGCTATTACAAGTACTATTGGATTTGCTAATAAAAATGCCCATAATGATTGAAGTGCTGGAATTACTGTTCCAGTTATAACACTTACAACTCGAGTACAAGCTGTTCGAACTCCGTTGAGTGCGGTAGAGAATATTCGTGCAAATCCGCCTGCTTGTCTGAATGCTCTAAATCTATTAATAACTTCAACACATTTTTCTGCTTTTGTCATTACTGTACCTATTATTACTAATAGTGGACCTAGTACTGCAAGTATGCCTGCTATACTCATTATGACTATCATTATAGGTTGTGGAATTTTTGAAAAACCTTGTGCTAATTTTGTAATTCCTTGAACTATTAATCTCAGTACTGGGTCTAGTTTTTCCATCATAGTTAGATAACATTCTTCAATAGCTGAATTCATAGACTTCAAGTCACCTTCTAAGTTGTCATTCATAGTTTTAGCCATTTCCTCAGCTGACCCTTTACTACCTCTCAATGCTTTTTCAAAGTCTTTTACATTTCCGCTACCTGTATTTAATAATATGTTTAATGCTTTTATTGAGTCGGCAGTAAATGTTCCCATTAAGGCGGCATTCTTTTGTGCATCTCCCATTCCATTAGTAGCTTTTTCTACATCACCTAATATGTCGGTCATGTCTCGGAAATTACCATTTGAATCCTGTACCGATACAGCTGTTTTTCCTATTTGTATTTTTCCGTCTTTCATTTTTTGGGTAATATCACGCATCATCGCAGTTAATGCAGTACCTGCTTCAGAACCTTTTAACCCTTGGTCTGATAGTTTTCCTATTAAAGCTGTTGTTTGTTCTATATCTAAACCAAAAGCATGTGCATTAGCCGCACAGTTCTTGAACGCTTCACCTAAACCGGCAGTTGTTGTATTAGAATGAGCTTGTGCGTATGCAAGTACATCGGCCATTCGTCCTGCTTGGTCAGCACCTTGACCAAAAGCTGATAGATAATCGGTAACCATATCTGATGCATCTGCAAGCTCCATACCTGACGCCGCAGCCAAGTTTAAGACTCCTGGTAAACCTTTCATTGATTCTTTAGAATTCCAACCTGCAAGCGCCATGTAACCAAGTGCGTCTGCCGCCTCTGAAGCACTAAATTGAGTAGTAGCTCCCATTTCTCTAGCTAAATTAGTAAGGTCTTGTAAATCTTTTCCAGTTGCACCAGACAATGCTTGAACATTAGACATAGAAGACTGGAATGCTTTATTTACATCATATGCGGATTTTGCAATTCCTGCTACTGGAACTGTAACTGCTGCGGTTAACCCTGCTCCTATACCTTGTAATCTCCTACCTGCATTCGCAACTCTATCAAAACCTGAACTTGCATTTTCTAATTGTTGCTGAGCTTGTTGCACTCCATTTTGAAATTGATTGACATCGAGGTTAAGGTGGGCGACAATAGTACCTAAATCTGTTCCTGCCATATATATTCACCTCCATATATAATAAAAAGGCTACAAGGCTTAAATAGCCTCATAGCCTTATTTTTCTTTACCTAATAATAATTCTAAACCTGGATTATTATGTTTAGATTTTGTTTTCCTATCTTCTTCAAATATTGGTTTTTGAGTATGTCCGTCTTTGTCAGGTTGCATTTTACTATATAAATAGGTGCATGCTTCATCAAAACAATATCTTGTGTATGGGTCATCTTTACTCAACCCTATTACATCACTTGGCAGAGCATTAAAAGTTTTTGCTATAGAAATAACATCTAATACTTTTTTACTCTGCATCAATGGGCATAACTTTTTTTACTCCACCTGACGCCTGTTCAAATATAGTTTGTATTTGTTCTTGAGTCAATACATCTTCTATATCATCATATTTGGGTTCGACTAATGCTTCTTTAGCTATTAGTTTCATCATATTCACTAATTCTTTTAGTTTATCTGGGTCATCTAATATTTCTTTTGTGTTCACCTCAGGTTGTTTGTCTTTATCCAGTTGAACTGTTTTAGAGTCAAACATATCTGACACTATTTTTAATAATGAATTTGGCAACTTGCCATTAATTAACATATCGGGAACTGAGACAGATTTTATCATTACTTCGAAACATTCGTCATCTGTAAACCCAGGTATTGTTATTATTCTAGTTGCTTTTTTTCTAAATTGTTCAGCGCTTATTACTTTACTCATTTTTAATATACCTCCTAATTTTATTCTACTGTAGGTTTAGCCTCATCTTGTACTTCTAAATTCTGAGCTGAGGCATTAGCTGGGTAAACTATCAACCCATGCTATTGATTTTATAGGTAAACTAGCTTTAGTGTTTTCTCTCGCTTTTATTGAGAACTCAGGTGCATAGAATTCTGAACCTACTGTCATGTCTGGGAATTTACCTAAACATTTATTTAATGTTATTTTACAATAGTTTTTAATACTATCTCCTTCATAGTTAGCTACATATATTTCTGCCTTGAAAGGTTTACCTGTATTACCTTGATTCATCATTGGAGTCTGTAAATCATTTTCGCCTGCTCCTGTTCCAGTTGCTTTTACATATCCAGCAACTAATTGAGCAGCTTTTATATCGAATGTATTATCAGTAAATGTAAAATCATAACCATATAATAAGTCGTCTTCTCTAACAACTGCTAATATACTTGTAGCATTTCTTAATATTTCCTCTGCTCCTTCAGATATAACTGCAGCAAGTTTTGCTTCTTTAGCAGTTTTTATTGTAGTTTTTATTGCAGTTTCCCCAGTTGCGGGTTTACCTGTTGATGGGTCAAGTTCAGTTAAATCTACTCTCTCTATATTATATAAAATTTCCATTTGTTAACCTCCTTTAGTTAGCATTTTTTATGCCGAATGTTTTAGGTGTTCTTATTTGAATACTTGAAGAAAATGCTTGATATTGTCTGTCAAAGTATTCTGCTCCACCTCCATATACTAGCTCGGCAGTAGTATTTTCAAGTTGTTTTACAATTAATTGAATTAATTCATCAACTCTTAATGGACTTCGTTTTGAATAAATTTCTATAGTCCAACTATCCCAACCTGCGTTGCTATTTGATACAGCAACTAAATCAATATTTTTTCTAAGAATACAACAATCTGTTTCGATAGTGCTTACATCAAATCCAACTGAGTAGGTTGGGATTATCTTATTCAGTTGTTCATGTAATGTGCTTCTAACCATCGTACCCTCCTATAGTCTTATATGTTTGACTGCGTCTAAAAATTCAGGTAGCATAGCATCTCTTGAATTTTTTAGTATTGCATACTTTTCATTATTACATAACTCTAAATAAATACCATATTCCATTTGATGAAATATTGATATTGTTAACCCATTTTCATTTATTTCAGAATTGTATTTTAGTCTTTGTCTTGCATCTCCTGTTCTATCAGTCCAAGGAGCATTTTCTTGAGCATATTCTTGTATTTTTTGACCTGTCGCTTGACCTAATACTTGTAATTGAGTCTTTAAGCGTTCTGACATTTCACCAAGGTTTTGAGCAACTATTCTATCGTCTACCGTAACACTAACGTTCATATTTAACACCTCGCACTGCCACTTGATATAATAAACCTACTTCTAATATATCGACTGGCATGTCTAATATATACTTTATATTATTTATAACAACATAGTCGCCAGGTTCTATTGAGTATCGTGAGTCTTGGAAATATGCATAATATAAAGTTCCATTAATTGAGTATTGATGAAATTGTTGTTCTTGTTGCGCATTAGAATTTGAACTTTTAGAATTATCTAATACACCCATTATCTTGGTTACTAATGAGGTAGATTTATAAGTTTGTACTCCTACTTCACTCTCATAGGTATCTCTATATACATCAAGTTCTACTCCATATTTTTCAATAGTGGCTTGGATTTTTGGTAGCAGTTTTTTATAATTATAACTCATCTGAACGCCTCATTGCCAATCCGGTTAAGCCTTCTTCATTTTGTTCACGCATAAATTTTCTATAAAATCCATCAGCCATTTTTAACCAAAATTCATTTGTATTATTTTCTATTGATATTGGACCTATTGTAATATTTTCAGAAGACGCTTTCATTAAGCACCCATAATAACAAGCTTCATTAATATTATCATAAGTACTTGCTAACATTTGTAGTTGTGCTTCTGTTAGCATTGGATTACTATCTTCCATTAACATGGTTTTTATTACTTCTACATTTAATGCCATTTACTCACCTCCGAATATTATAAAAGCCAAGGGAATTAATGGCAACCTCATTCCCTCCCTCGGCATGTATATTAAAAATGAGCAAACTATTTTATTTCTGTAGTAGCATCAGTTGATACTTCAGTAACATCAGCTACTGCGCAATCGTCTATTGTTTCGAATGAAGGTATCATAACTGAAGAAACTACTGTTACAACTTGAACCGGATGTCTTTCTTTGTAAGTAGTTATTGCAGTTCCGTTGTTAACTATTGACACCTGAGCATCAGAACCTGTCATAAGGTCACTTTCTTCAGGTGTTGTACCATACCATGTAGAACCTAATGAAGCTCTAGGTGGTAATACTACAACTTTACCGTCAGGTATTAGATTTACTGGAGTTCCAGTTGCTATACCTGTATCATGTGATAATGTTGTTATTTTCTTAGTGTATACAAATATAGTACAACCTGTAGTTGTTTCTATAAATGATTTTGCTTGAGCATCAGACACGAAATAGTTCAATGCTGAATCGTTTGGGTACATCATTTTGTGAACTTTAGGAGAACGCACCATATTTAAGAATGTATTTCTATTCATAACAAGTCTAGTTGGTCTAATACCTCTTAATGTTTCCATATAATCACACCAAGCTATTATGTCTCTTACAGGGTCAGCGGTATCATTTGCTTCACCCCAAGCTGCTTGACCTTTTTTGCATTTGAATAAATTTTGTTGACCATAGTCATATACATATTTAACTCTACCGTCAGCAGAAGTTACGTCTATTTTACCACTTGTTAGTAATTGACATCTCATGTACTCACCTTGTACTCTAACACCTTCTACTAATCTAGAAACTTCATCAAATATGTTTCTTATTATAGGCATTGCCATTTGTTGTTCAGGGTTGTTTAATAACATATTTAATTGCTGTCTATCTTTTTCACCTATTCTTGTAGCTTCTCTGAAGAATGCCATTTCAGTTGCTACGCCTTCAAATCCAGTTTTTTCTCTTAATCTTGCTTTAACATCATATTCACTAGGTTGTATTGCTACTGGTAAACCATTAGCTCCTTTTAGCCAAGATATATCTGTACCCAGTTGTCTTTGAGCTGGGAATAATGTTTCTGCAAAATAAGGGACTTTATTTTCAGGTTTTTCTGTAACATAAGCAGCTATGTCAGTTGCGTTTATATAATCAAATAAATTTTTTATTACTGCCATTTTTAAATTCCCTCCTTATTATTTATTTACTACACATATCATCGCATTATCTAAATTAGCTTTTTCTGAACCGAATAATCTATCAGCTCTTACAAATCCATGTACTAATATAGATGCATTTACTTCTGTATCTGTAGCTTCATCATATTTTCCAAATTCTATAGTATTGAATAATACTGCATTAGGTTTTACTGCATCAGCTTCACCTGTTACTGCAGCCGCTGGTGCAGTTACTTTTCCATCTCCGTCTATATGAACAGCTAACCCTCTAGGTAATACTTTTGTTGAGTCAGTATATACATTTGCTAATTTTTGTGTTTCAGCTTTTGACATTGATGCATATAATTTTGCCAATTCTGCGAATTCTATTTTTCCAGGTAGATTTACATAATGGTCTGGAAATGCTAAGAATTGAGGTTCTGGCGCTAAATATTGTCTAGTTTGTAATTTTGGCATTTTTATTCCTCCTTAATTAATTTACTAATTATCACCGAAGAAATACTCAGGTCCTACTTTTTGACCTTCTTCTGCCTTCGGTACTCCATTTTGATGTGCTAGCATTTTACCGAAATCTCCAGGTTGTGCTGTCTGTGAATTGAATACAAAGCCACTAGCTTGTTTACCAGGCACGCCTGTACCATTGAATGGATTTTTTCCATTTTGTTGTTGAGGTTCAGGTTCACTAGCTTCAAATAGGTATGCTTTTTCTTTTTTCAAGTTTTCAACTTGTTCTTTAATACCTATTACCTCTCCATTTTCTCCAATAGAGATTTTACCCATGTCTAAAAAGCCTTTTAAGTCTTTTGCATCATGGGCTTTATTTTCTACTGCACATAATTGTAATGCGCTATCTATTTGACTATCTTTTAATGCTTTCTTATAATTATCTAAGTCTGTTTGTAGACTTTGAATTGTTTCTTTAGCTTTATCATCATCTTTGACCTGAGCTTCAAGAGTTTTTATTGATGCATTCAATGTTGTTATTGTTTGAGTTGCGGTATTGAGTTCTCCAATTTTTGCATCTAATCTAGATTTAGGTACAAATATATTTTTCTCACCGTCGTCTATGAATAACTTACATTTTGCATCTTTTAAGTTATCAGATATAATTTTGGCAACGGCATCTGCGTTGTCTACTCCTTGCAAGAAATCTTTAATATCTTTACTCATTTTCTAATACCTCCTTATACGATTCTTTTGAATAGAGAAAAGTAACTATATAACACGATACAAGGGAATTTTAAGTGACCCAGGTTCACTACTACTTATATTATATATTAAATACCTAAGTTTGTTAACTAAACATAAAAATAGCTAGATACTATTGAGTACCTAGCTACAATGATTAATATAGAACATCGTCATCAAGTGGATAATAATATTCTACTGGTTTATTATTTATAATACATTTATTTATTATATTTACTATTTCTTGTTCGCTAAAACTGTACTGCATTAATGGAAATATGTCGTCAAAGTTTTGTGCATATTGTTCTAATTTTTCCTCAGTTTGTTTTCTCATTTTATTTCACCTCTTTTAATTTTTTCAATTATTTCTTCAACTGTCTTCTCTACAAATGCTTTACCACCTGGCAAGTATTTTTCAATATATTTAGATTGATAATGTATACCATAACTCTGCAATATATCTGCCCAAGCTTCTGAACATACTTCAGCTTCTTTATCCCTTCTAGTCCAATAACTTTTGGCATGACCCCAACGTCCTACAACTGCATTACCTGTTACGCCTCCGTATATATCAGACACACCTGCTATCCCATCAGTCGCACCATTCAATTCGCTGGTAACTAATTTCTTTGCTTCTGTTTTATTTATCTTTACCTTTGAGTTCTTTTGTTGATATTTAATTCTATCCTCTACATCTTGTTTTAATATTTTATACATTTCCTCCTTCACACTATTAGTTACCGTACCTCCTGTTTCTGAACTAACATGCCTATCTATCATATGCCCCCATTCATGGAATACAGTTCCATACGGTCCTCTATTATCATTATTTGTTTTCTTGACTGAGAAATGAATTGAGTCTGTCATAGGACTATAAAATGCTCCGTCAGGTGTATAATTCATTTTTAAATCTTTTGCTGTATGCAAATATAAATCTTGAATAGAAGCTGGATATTTTCTCAAAGTACCAATAATGCCTTTTACAGTTGTTTTCGCATATGGCTTAATCATGTTGTCTTTATTTTTATTATTAACAAGTTCAGTCTCTAACATACTTGATATTCCGTCTAATAAATGTGTTTCTAATTCTTGATATTTTTGTTCTCTTTGTTCTTCAGTATATAAATGTCCTTTAGGTATTGTAGCTTTAGGAGGTTCGGTAGGTTGTTGTGGTTTAGGTTGAGGTTTAGGTTCAACTCTCCTTGGATAAGATTTGCCAGTCCATTGTTCCATAACTCCACTATTAGGTTTGCCATCAAAATAATCATTCATATCGTCGACCATATCAGCTAATGACATTTCTGTCTTGCCGTCTTTACTCATTACAGGCGATAGCCAACATAGTCCATTTGGGTGGTCTAAAGGAGCTTCATGTATTGGAAATATTTTTCCATTTCTATCTCTACACATTGAACAAGTTCTACTGCCAGCATGTCCAGTATGATATTTAACAAATTTATTATATGGGTTAACCTTATCAGAATTCATAACTGTTAATTGTGCCATGTGCGTATTTGTTGTTCTCATTAATCTTAATGCCTCATAGTCAAGTCCACCCGTTCCATATTTGTTAGCATATTTATCTCCTAACTTTTCTCGTATTTTATTTTTATCCCATGTATGATGTCCGCCTTTAGCAAATTGACTAATAATTTTTGATGCCTCTGCTGAACTAATACCTCTAGCTAGACAACTTGTAATTACATCTTCTATTTTACGTCCTGAGGCATTTGTAGCACTCCATAGTCTACTGTCTAAACCAACTCCGTCTTTATATATTTCGCCTTTTATCATTTGTTCCACAATATTTCGTGATGTGACATCGACATTTTTATTTATTTTATCTATAACATCTTTATTGTTTGTTATATCCTTCATTACTTTAGCATATTGATTTAAAATTCTTTTAGGTATTTCTTCATTACATATTAAAGACTGTTTCTGTAAAGTTGAGTAAAGTTGATTAATATAAGCTAATTTACATTGTGTTAAATTAGGTTGAGAAGGGGTTTTACCCTTCTCAAGTTGTTTTAAATAATCCGAAAATGCATCATCGAAAGCCATTGTATAAACTCGCATAATGTCTCGTTCTTGTGTTTCTGACGCATCTCTCGCTATTCTACGTGCCGCTCTATCTATAGTTAATAAATACATACTATCATTTTGAGTAGACATAATCCCTCACTTCCCCCTCCTTCAATAAATATTTTTCTCTTAGTAATAGCTCATAACTTTTATTCCTGTCTATCATTGAGTCCACTTCTTTTTTAAGTTTGACAATTTTAGTTTGCCATCTTCTAACTACATCTTTTGGAATACTTCTATTATTCATGTCGTAGAATTGATAGTCATTACCTTGAGATTTAACTGCTTGTTGTAATTCAGCTTGTTTTTCTTGAAGTCTGTTTATCATAGCTCTGAGTTTATTGTCTGATATTACTGTAACATATACTGCTCCGCAATGTTTACATTCAAACCCTTCAACTCTTAATTTTGTTTTACTGTCATAATATAACTCTTTTGTCATAACTTTTAATTTTGTAGCACAATTATCGCATACCACCTC